GCCGCGTTGTCGGCCTGCCGCTGCGCCTCCGCGGGCGCGGCCTCCTGCTCCGCCGCGTCCTTCGCGGCGGCGTCGGCCGCCTGCTGCTCCGCGATCTGGCGCGCCTGGTCGAGCGCGGCCTGCTGCGCCGCGTCCTCCGCCGCCTTCGCGGCCGCCGCGGCCTTCTCCTCCTCGGTCTCCGGGTGCCAGCCCTCCGGCGGCCCGGCGGCGATCATCTCGTCCGCCTTCGCATTCGCGGCGTCCTGGCCCTGGACCTTGACGGGGTCGGAGAGCCACGGGGCCGATACCGCGTACCAGCCGCCCGTCCCGCCGTCGACCGTCACGCCCTTGGTGTCGCCCTTGTCGACGATCTCCCGCCGGCGCTGGTCCGCAGCGTCGCGGCCCTGCACCTTCACGCCCTCGCCCAGCCAGGGGGCGCGGATCAGGAACCAGCCGCCGCCCAGGTCGTCCATCTTCGTCACGCGCGCCGCGTAGTCCGCGGGGGTCTCGACGGGGGTCGGGGTCTGCTCGTCCGCGTAGTTCGCCCACAGGGACATCCACAGGCGGACCGCCACGTCGAGCGTGACCGCGCCCTTGTCGCCCGACGCCTCGTCGACGATCGTCAGCGGGTCTCCGGCCGTCATCTCGTGGTCCGCGAGCTGGCCCGCCCGGGCCATCACGAGGTCCTTCGTCCGGTCGAACAGTCGGGGGTCGCGGCGGGTCGTCATAGCGGTTTCCTTTCCTGCGTCCGGGCCCAGATACGACAACGGCCGCCCCCCGCATAGTGGGGAGCGGCCGCGTCGCGGGCCCGTCGGCGGTCCGGTCAGGCGACGATGTTGTAGAAGAAAAACGCCATCTCCGCGCTGGTCAGGCGCATGTCGTAGGCGGTCTCGGCCTCCACCCAGGTCGACGCCTCCGCGGTCATGTAGAACCGCTTCACGCGGGTGCCGTTCTGGGTCGCGCCCAGGTAGCCGGTCCACGAGAACGTGTAGCCGGCGGACGGCGTCATCAGCGACGGCGTGTCCGGCGAGAAGGTGAGCAGCGCATGCTTGCCGCCGAAGAACGCGTTCGCCTCCGGCAGGCCCTCCTTCGCGGCGTTGATGACGCCGTCCATCACGAGGACGGTCGACAGGCCGAGGATGCGGGCGATCACCTGCTCGTTCGACTGCGCGGGCCCGCCCGGCGTCTGGCCGGCGTTCACGCGGGAGATGATCTCCGGGTGGTCGAACAGCACGTCCGCGACCTGCCGCGACAGCGTCAGCTTGTTCGGGCGGAAGCCGCCCGACCGCAGCTGGACGTAGGTCATGGCCTTCCGCATGTCCTCGATCGGCGTCGAGGCGGCGTTCGACCAGAACAGCAGCTTGTTGTTCGTGAGGGTCGCGTCGGTCGGGTCGAAGCTCGCGGGCGCGGTCGCGGCGCTCGCGCCGACCGCCTGGAGCGTCCAGACGCCGGGGACGAAGTACTTGCCGACCCAGGTCGTCTCGCGGTTGATGAGCGCCTTGTGGGTGACGAGGTTCGTCGCCGCGGTGTCGTAGCCCAGCGGGTTGTCGGCGTTCGCCATCACCTGATCGGGGATCGGATGGTGGATGCCGCGGACCTCCGCGTAATACGGCGCGCGGGCCATCGTGAAGCCGGTTCCGACGGTCTGCGCGCCGGGGGCACGGACCTTCATCTCGTCCGTGTTCCACTTGTCGCGCGGCCACACCCAGTAGATGTCCGACTGCTTCGTGACGGGCACGGGCGGGAAGACCTTGTCGGCCACGAAGCCGTCGGCGCTCTGCATGTAGGCCAGGGAGACGTTCGTCAGCGTCGCGTTGACGTGCACGTCGCCGGGCGTCGGGGAGATGATGGGCATTGAGACTGCTCCTCTTTCTTTCCAATCGAGCGCCCGGCTCGTGGGTTTCTGGTTACGGCAGGAGGCCCAGGTTGATGAACTGGAACCTGATCTTCTGGCCGACGGCACCCGCCTCCGACGAGATGCCGACGACGTAGTCGCCGCTCGCGTCCGCGAGGTAGGCCGCGCCCTTCACCTCCGCGCCCGCGCCGCCGACCCGGAGCTTCGTGCCGGGGGCCGGGACCGCCTCCGCGAGCTCGACGACCGCCTCGCAGCCGTCCGGGCGGACGTAGTTGGTCACGACGGTGCCGGTGCTGGTCGCGAAGGGCCGCGTGTCCGGAGCCATGCCGATGACGCCCTGCGCGGGCGCGCCGGCCGCCGCGGGGACGTGGGTGATCATCTCGTCCTCGCGGCCGAGCGTCTGGTCGCGGACGCAGAAGCGGTCGACGATTGCGGCCGCGACGCCGTTGACGACGCGGACCTTGCAGGACTGGAGGGTGACGTTCTCGTGGGCGGCCATGGTCTTCTGCTCCTGGCTGGTTGGGCGGGGCGGCGGTCAGACGGTCGGCGCGTAGGCCGCGACGCCCGGGACCTCCGCGACCGATTCCGCGTACGCGACCTGGTAGTCGGGGTCCTGGATCGCGATCACGGTCGCCTCCGCGTCGGAGAGGTTGCGCTCCTTCGCGATGCGCTTGACGATCGCGCCCATCTTGCCCTGCGGCGTGTCGGCACCCTTCTCAATGTCGATGCCGCCGCCCTGACCCGCAGCGGTCGAGCCGTAGGTTCGGAAGGCCCCGGCGGCCGCCTTGTTCATGGTCGACAGCGTGTCCTCGACGGCCTTGCGGTCGTCCGCGTTGCCGGCCGCGACCGACTTGAGCATGGACTCGACCCGCTCCTTCGCGACGTGCGGGTAGCGCGCGACGGCCTTCTCGATCGCGGAGGTCTCCGCGCCCTTCGTCAGGGTGTCGATCGTCTTCGCCTGCGCGTCGAGGCGCTTCGCCATCGCGACCACGGCCGGGCCCGCCGACTTGCGAATCTGCTCGCCGTCGGTCGTCGTGTACGCGACCGGGTCCTCCTGGTTGAGGGCGTCGACCTCCGTCTTCTGGTCGGTGGCCGACTTCGCGAGGAAGGCGTCCTGGCGGTCGGCCGGGAGGCCGTCGTAGTGCTTCCGGAGGTCGGCCGGAAGCTCCAGCACCTTGACGCGCTTCGCCAGGACCGGGTCGCCGGTCGGCGCGGCCTTCGCGAGCGGCCCGGCCGCGGGCAGCAGCCCCTCCTCGCCCAGCTCCCTCGCGGAGTCCTGGATGTCGACCACGTCCTGGTAGAGCGAGGTCGCGGGCGCGAACTTCGCGATGGCGGCCTGGAGTTCCGCCTTGTTCTTGAACTTGTGCATGGGCTTCTGCTCCTGCTGCTTCGCCTCCAGCCACGCGGCTGCGGTTTCCTTGAAGGCCTTGGTGAGGTCGTCCGGCGTGATGGTCGCCGCGCCGGCCGCCTTCGCGGCCGTGAGGGCCTGGTCGACCAGCCCGGACAGCCACGCCTTGTAGGCCGCCGTCGCGGTTCCGCCGTCTCCGCCAGCCGACAGTTCGTCGATTAGCGCGGTCCGGAACGCGGACTGGCCCTCGTACATGTTGTCGAACGCACCGTAGAACGCCTCCCGGACCGCGTCCGCGACGAGGCTCCCGGACAACGCCTGCTGGAACGTCGCCTTGATGATCTGGCCGGGCGTCCGGGCGACGGGGGCGCGCTTGATGATCGCGACGGTGGCGTGCTGCTGGCAGGGGGCGTCGACGGCGGCGATCTTGTCGAGCCGGATCGCGGTCAGGCGGCGCTTAGGCATCGGGGACCTCCTCGCTTCCGCCGTCGAGCCGCGCGCCCGTGATTGAGAAGCCCGTGTAGGTCCCGTCCTTGAACTTCGCGAGGACGCTCGCCTCCGGGCGGTAGCCGCAGAGCAGGCCGGTGCGCTCCGTCGTGATGCCGAGCGCCTTCGCGATCTCGGCCGTCAGCGGGAACATGAAGGGGTAGCTGCCGGTGTTCGGACCGGCGTGCATCTCGTCGCCCTCAAGGTGGGTGCCCGGCAGGGTCGCGTCGACCACCGCCTTGAGCATCGCGTCCTCGGTGATGTGCTCCGGGACCGCCTTGCCCTTGTGCAGCCCGTCGTCGTCGACGTTGAGGTCGTAGTAGTCCTCGCCGTCCTTCGTGCACACGATCGCGAAGCCGAACACGATGCCGTGGTCGTCGTCGACGCCCAGAACGTCGCTCACCTTCGTGATCGTCTTCTCGGCCACGCCTCGCTCCCACGCGCCGGTCGGGCGCAGCGTCGTCGCGGGGTGGAGCAGGGGGGCGTGCCGTGTCGGCCGCGCGTCCTCCCTGGCGCGGTTCATACAAGCGCGCGGGCGGTGCGCCTAGGGGGGATTTTTAGGCGCGCCGGATGCGGGTCGCGATCACGCACCGGCACTGGATCGTCTCGACCGCCGGGGCGGCGCTGTCGCCGGGGTAGCGCAGCGTCCCGTTCGGCGTCGTCCAGACCTCGCCGTAGGCGCGCGTCTGGCCGTTGAGAACCTCGTGCGTCAGGCGCTCGCGCCCGTCCAGCCGCGTGACCCACTTCCGCTGGAGCTTGTCGGCGGTGATTGAGCCCGCCGCGATGGCCTGCCGGTAGCCCTCCTCGTTGCCCTCGTTCACGGCCCGGAGCGCCTCCGTGCGGCCGATCACCTCCGCGCGGTGCTTGACGTAGCGGTCCGTGTACCGCTGGACGAGCCAGTCCACCTTCTCCGGCGGGAGCGGCGTCGCCTGCCGGGCCGCGCGCGCGACCTGCGCGTCGCCGCGTCCGTCGCGGAGCGCGCGCGAGACCGCGTTCGCGGCCGCCGACGGGTCCTGGTGCGCCGCCTCCAGCGCGCGGCGGTAGCTCGCGACGGCGCTCCACTGGCGCGTCGTCAGACCGATGCTGTCGCGGAAGTTGCGGGCCTGCGCGATCGGGTTGATGCCGGACTCGACGCCGGAGACGAGCGCGGTCGAGGTCGCGCGGCGCTGCTCGTCCGTGAACTCGCGGATCATGTCGAGGCGGGTCGACTGCATCGCCGCGACCGCCTGGTCGTTGACCTGGTCGAACACGACGCGGCCCAGCCCCGCGCCCGTCAGGAAGTCGGCGGTGGACTGGCCGGCGGACACGAAAGCGACGTTGACGCTCGACCCCAGCTGCTCCGCGACGGTCTGTAGCCGCCCGATCGCCTCCTCGACCCGCCCGGCCGCGATCAGCGTCGCGAGTTCGTTGAGGTCGACCTCGTCCTTGAGCGCCTGTACGGCGGAGCGGAACACGGCCGCGATCCGGGGCTCCATCGCGTCGATCAGGTCCGCGAGACGCGTCGCGGGGTCGTCTACGTCGTCGTCCACGCTACGCGCCGTCGGGCCCGCGACGGTCGCGGCACAGGTACTCGTAGACTGCGCCCGCGGGGTCGCCGCGGGTCAGCTGGACGACGTAGCGGACCTCGCCGCCGATGGAGATCTGCGCGTTGCGGAGCGGAAGGCCGCCGGGGGGCACCGTGTCCCCGATCAGGACCGCCTTCCGGTCGTTGAGCTGCAGCTCGACCCCGGGCGGCGGCGTGCCGGTGAAGTCGTCCCAGAACCCCTTTATGCCCGTGAACACGACCGGCTCCGCGGCGCGGCCGCCCGTCAGGTTGCCGGCGGTGCGCGCGCCCTGCGCGGGCTGCGCGATCGTCACGTCGGGCAGGCCGTCGCCCATCGCGTCCGCGACGATGCTCGCTACGTCTATACCGAAGAGTTCGGTCCCCATCAGCACCCCCCCCGCGAGAAGTCGGTCCAGTAGGGCGGGTGGTCGGCCGCCGCACCGGGCGCGGCGCACGAGGAGCCGGAGCCGGAGACGAACGGCGCGTCGTCGGCGGAGAAGTCGGTCGGTCCGTCGGCGGCGGTCACGAGCCCCGCGCCCTCCAGCAGCCGCCAGAGCGCGAGCGGGAGCGGCGGCGCGTCGTCGACCGGGCGGAAGAACTCGACCTGCGCGGACCCGGCCTTCACGTTCTTGACGTTCGAGTTCGCGCTCGCGTCCGCGAACAGCTTCGGCTTCGCGAGGAGGTCGCAGGCGAGCATCGCGCACACCTCCGCGAGGACGGCCGGCGAGTCGTCGGCGTCCGGGTTCGGCGGGCCGTCCGACCACGGGAGCGCGAGCATCATACGGGTCGCGCTGATCAGCCCGCGGCGCTTCGGCTGGATGTCGCGCAGCGCCCACGATGTCGCGCGCGACACGTCGCCGGCCAGGAACGCGTCCGCCTCGTCCTGGGAGCAGAGCGCCTTGTAGGGCCGCCCGCCTAGCTCGATGTCCGCCATGCTACGCCGCCCTCTTGAGGATCGCGGCCTTGACGCGCCGGTCCCCGCGCCGCGTCCGGTTCATCCGCGCCTTCCGGACCTGGTCCTCCGGGTTGTCGGCCAGCGGCTTGGTCGGGTCGGCGTCTCCCTGACCGCCGCCACCCTGGCCCGTCGGGTCGTTGCGCGTCGGGTTGAGCGACGCGTCCAGCTCGCGGTCCACGAGGTCCTGCGGCGCGCGCGAGAGACCCAGCTGGTCGCGGACCTCGCCCACCGCGGGGTCGTCGGGCGTCAGCGTCGCGCCGGCCATCGCCATCTGCTGGAGCGCGGTCGTGACGGCGACGATGTCCTGCTCCCTGATCTCCGACACGCCGGCCGAGGGGACGAGTTCCGGCGGCCACCCGTTGAGGTCCGCGAGCGGCTGGAGGATATCGCGCTCAATGATCTCCAGGATGTCGGAGAGCGTCGACTTGACGGTCAGGTAGAAGGTCCCGACCTTCGACTGCGCGAGCGCGAGCGACCCCGCGCCGTTCGCGCCCAGCAGGAGGTGCTCGACCCCCAGCACCCGGGCAAGCTCCTGGATCACGCGGTCGATCGCCTTCGCGATGGCGTCGAACGCCTGGGAGTCGCCGTTGACAAGCTCCAGCCCCCACTTCGGCGTCGACGTGGCGGTCTTCGTGTCGGGGCTAAGCGTCGTGTAAGTGTCGCTCGGCAGCAGGAGGCCGGTCTTCCGGTTGCGGATGTGGTTGGTGATGAAGTCCTTGAGGGGCTTGAGCATGCCGGTGCGGCGCGCCTCCGCCTTGATCCGCGCGTCGCCCGCGGACTCCTTCTCGACCTCCGCCCGCAGCTCGCCCAGCGGCGCGCGGGCGACCGGGATGCCGCGGAGGTCGGTCTCGAACCCCATCTGCTCCAGGTCGAGGAAGCCCTTGAGCCGCTCGTTCGACGCGACGAGGTGGCGGTAGAGGCCGAGGCCCTCCGGGTTCTCCGTCAGCGTGTCGTCGACCGCGTAGACGATCTTCGACCGGGGCAGCTCGACCTCACCGCCGGGCAGGTTCTGGAACACGCTCTCGACCGTCCCGGACCTGTCCTGGTTCCAGCGGGCGATCGTGCGCTGCGGGCGCATCTCAATGTCCAGGAGCCCGATCTGACCGTCGTCGCGGCGCTTGGCGGTCCACTCTAGGACGGAGAAGCCCTGGAAGCGGTAGGTCGCGATCTTGCGGACGACGCTCGACCAGCTTGTCGTCATGTCGAAGATGATGTCGTACGCGAGGTCCGCGATCTCCTGCGCGCGGGGGTCGTCCTCCTGGTCCTCCGCGGGGTTGATCGACCACTCCGCGTTCGCGATCAGGTTGAGGAACAGGCGGACGCCCGCGCCGACGATCGCGGTGTCGCGCACCATCTCGTCGTAGGTTCCGTAGCGGCGGTCGCCGGCCAGCGCCGGGTTGCGCTCCTCCGACCAGACGTAGCCGCCCGCGTTGACGGACCCGGTGCCGCCGATCGTCTCCGTCGGGACGGACGCCGCCTTCTCAATGCCGGGCCAGCGGGCCGGCCCCCGGGTCGTCTCGCTGCTCTCCGCCAAGGCCGGCTCCCTTCCGGCCCCCTATCGCACAGGGGCCGGCGGGGCGTCGAGTGGCGTCAGGGGGTCACGTTGTCGGCCCAGTCGTAGCCACGGACCTGCTGGCCCGGGTAGCCGGTGTAGTGGATGATGTCGCCCGTCTTCGCGTAGCCGCTCGGGCCGACCCGGTACGTGACGCCCGCGATGCTCTGGCCTAGCGCCTGGAGGACGTTGGTCTCGTAGGCCTGGCGGCCGCCCGTCGTGTCCGCAGCGATCCACTCCGGCGTCATGCCGCCGAGGACCCACTTCATCCCCGTGAGCCCGTCGACCAGACGACTCGCGGCGATCAGCGACCCGAAGGCCGCCGTGCAGTTCGCGGCGTTGATGATCGTCCCGTTGCTTGACCCGCCCCAGCCGGCCGCGTCGGTCTCGTGGCCGGAGTAGAGCGTGATGAAGTCGACGTAGCGCGCGCCCGTGCTGTCGACCATCGACGCGTAGTCGAGCGCCGCGGCCGTCATGGTGTCGATGAAGTTCCGCGCGAGGTCACCCTGCGGCGCGTACGGGTTGCAGTCCCAGCGGTTCTTCACCATCCCGGTCCCGCCGACCGCGCACATGAAGATCACGACGCCGGAGTAGGGTCCGGGCGCGGCGAGCTTGCGGCGAGCGAACCAGCCGGCGGGGTTGCCGCGGCCGTAGGCCCCGGTGCGGAGGATGGGCGCGGGCCCGATTGGCGGCTCGACGAACGGGTTGCGGCCGACGAGACCGCGCGTCACGATCTCGCGGACCTGCACGTCGCTCACGTCGAAGGTCTGGCCCGACACGCCCTTGCCGGAGAACTGGAACGTCAGGTCCTCCGTCTCCGCGTTCGCGACGAACCGCTGGCGCAGGTACGCGCCCGCGCTCGCGACCTGCGACCCGGCCGGCAGGTTGACGGAGGGCCGCATCTGGACCTGCTGGGTCGACCGCATGAACGCCCAGAGCGCGTAGGTCCGGCCGGGCACGAGACCCGAGACCGTCATGCGGAAGCCGCCGTAGTCCGCGGTCGCGGTCGCGGTCAGGACGTTGTTCGCGACCGCGAGCGTGGCGGAGAGCGCCGTCAGGCCGGTCGCGCCGTTCGCGAACTGTCCGTTCGACGCGAGGTTCGGGCCGTAGCGGTAGTTCACGCCCTCGAAGATGCGCGCGTCCTGCGGCACGTTGTCGAGCGACTGGGTCGTGTCCTGCGTGTCCATGTTGGACTGCCCGCCCGCGAAGATCACGAGCAGGCGCCCGTCCGTCGTGTCGTTGCCGTTCGGCACGAACTCCGACCACGCGGACAGCTTGGTCTTTCCCAGCGTCCAGGTGACGAGGCAGCGGAGCAGCGTCCAGTCGTCCGACGCGACGCTCGTGTACGTGGCGGCGGTCGCGCCCGCAATCGGGGCCCAGGTCGCGCCGCTCGTCCCGAACCACTGGTAGGAGGCCGTCGCGGTGCCAGGGTCGAGCGACAGGCTCCCGAGCGTGCAGGTGTACGTCGTGCCGCGCCGCCGGGCGGTGCCCGGGAAGCTGACGCCCGGGTTCACGGCGACGCGGATAGAGGCGAGGTTGACGGCGCTCGCGCGGCGCTGGAGGTTCGCGAGCGACATGAGGGCCCCCGCGAGCGCGGAGGTCGGGACCGTGGCGGTCAGGTCGCCCGGCAGGACGATGTAGGTCACGCCGAGGTTCGCGACGCCCGTCGTGTGGAACGCGATCTGGGTCGCCTCGACGCTGCCGGTGTTGGTCAGCACGACGGCGTTCATGCCGCCGACGACGTTCGACATGGCCGTGAGGGCGCTCATGACGCCGGTCCCGGAGCGGAACAGGCTGGCCTGGGCGGCCGGCGCGACGGACCCGGCGTCGTAGATCGCGAAGACCGTCACCTTGCCGCCGGGCGCGACCGTCTTCGCGAGCGACTGCCACGCGTACGCGTACGACGCCGCGCTGTTGGCGACCGTGAGGCTGTTGACCTCGCGCGCAACCGCGGCGGTGTCGTAGCCGCTGCTGGAGACCGCGCCCGTGACGCCCAGCTGGAGCTGACCCGACAGGGAGTTGACGGCCCGACCGACCATGTTCGCGAAGCCGGCCACGACGGCGGCGAGACTGGTCGAGACGGCCGCGGTGGCGTCGCCGGGAACGACCAGGTAGGTGACGCCGTAGCTCGCGACACCGACCGTCTGGACGGCGAGCTGCGTCGCGTCGACGGAGCCGTTGTTGGTCAGCACGATCGTGTTGATGTTGCCGTTCACGTTCGGCACGGCCGTGGAGGCGCTCACGACGCCGGTCCCGGGCGCGAACAGGCCGATCTGCGCCGACGGCGCGACGGACCCGGGGTCGTACATGATGAAGACCGTCGCCTTGCCGCCGGCCGGAATCGACGCCGCGAGCGGCTGGGTCGCGTAGCAGTACTTGCCCGCGACGCTGTTGCCGGCGGTGAAGCCGTTGATCTCGCGCAACGTCGCGGCGGTGTCGTACCCGGAGTTCGTCAGGGCTCCGATCACGCCGAAGGTCGTCTGGTCGACGAGCGGCGAGAGCGATCGGGCCATCATGTTGAGGACGCTCGCCACCGTGCCGGACAGTACGTTGGCGGGCGCGCTCGCGGTCACGTCCCCCGGCACGACGACGTACGTCACGCCGAAGGACGCGACCCCCGTCGTGTAGAGCGCGAGCGCCGTGGCGGTCAGCGTCGCGTTCGTGTTCTGGAGGACCGCGACGTTGATCTTGCCGCCGATGTTCGCGAACGACGCAAGCGCACTCACCGCCCCCGTACCGGACCGGAACAGCGCGACCTTCGCGCCCGGCGCAACCGACCCCTGGTCGAAAACCGCGAAGACCGTCACCTTGCCGCCGGTTCCCGCGCCACCCGTCGCGGCCGCGACGGGTGCGGCGAGGCTCTGGGTCGCGTAGGCCGCCGCCGCCGCCGTGTTGGTGGCCGTGAAGCTGTTCAGCTCGCGCTGCGCCGGGGCGGTGCTGTACCCGGAGTTGGAGACGGCACCCGAGACGCCGAACTGGGACTGGAGCGCGTAGAACTTAGCCCCGCGGTCGCCGGGACTGCCGCCCGGCACGTCGGCGTCGGTCGAGTCGTTCGCGTAGTGGTACGAGAGGGCGGCGGCGGCGGCGGTCTGCGCAGCCGTCGAGGCGGCGACGAACTGCCACCCCGCGGGGCTGGTCGAGTAGCGGTAGACTCCCGCGTTCTGGACCGTACCGCCCGTGACCGGGTCCGCGTGCGTCCCCGCGTCCGCGTCCGCGACGATCGCGCCCGTGTTGGCCGCCGGGGCGGGCGAGGCCGCGAGGGCCGCGTACGTCGGGAAGACGAGTCCGACGCCCGTGTTCGCGATGGTCGAGGTCGCGGCCCGGTCGAGCGCCGTCTGCGCGCGGTCGGCCCCCGTCGCGGTGCGATCCGCCCCGGTCGCGGCTCGGTCGAGGCCAGTCTGGGTGCGGTCGGCCGCCGTTGAGGTCGCGGAGCCCGCGGCCGCCTTCGCGGAGGCGTCGGCCGCTCCCGCGCTGGTCGCCGTGGCGCTGCGGTCGAGCCCGGTCTGCGTGCGATCCTGTCCGGTGGCCGTCCGGTCCTGCCCCGTCTGGGTGCGGTCCTGGCCCGTCGCGACGCGGTCCTGCCCGGTGGCGGTCGCGGACCCCGCCGCCGCGGTCGCGGAGCAGGCGGCGGCCGTGGCGCTGCCTGCGGCCGCGACGCGGTCCTGGCCCGTCGCGGTCCGGTCGTCGGCGGTCGCCTGCGTGACCTGCGCGATGGCGGCGTCCGCGGCCGCGACCGCCTGCGCCTCCAGGAAGTCCGCGTACGCCTGCGCGGAGGGGTAGCCCAGTTCCTGCCAGAGCGGCGGTCCGGGGAAGGTCGCGACCTGCAGGACCTGGGGCGGGGTAGTGGCCATACGGCTAACTCCTCGTAGTGAGATCGACGACCGCCGCGGCGATCTGGGCGTTGAGCGGGTACTCCAGCGCGCCGCGGACCAGCACGAGGTCCGCGAAAAGCGCGGACTCCTCGATCGTCGCCGTGAGCGCCCGGGGCAGCGTGAGGGCGATGTTCGTCGCGGAGAAGCGGGTCTGGACGGCCGCATAGCGGAGGTTCGCGGTCGCGTACTCGCGGAAGTCGGCGCGGATCACGTCCGACGGCGTGAGCGCGCCGGCCGGCCACACGAGCAGCACGTTCCAGTCGAACCCCCGCACGATTGGGTTCCCAGCCATCGTGACCCTGCTCGGCATCTGCGTCCCCGGTTCAACCGCGCCTGTTTATCGCGGCGCGGAGGCGCGGTCGAGACGGCTATAGGCCCGACCAGGGGTCGGCGTCGTCGATCGTCGGCGGGCCCTCCGCGACCTCGACGACCTCCGGGGCCGCGTTCGCGGTAGGGGACACGATCAGCGCCAGGCGGCCGAACGCGCGGCTGCTGGCGTCGACTTGGTCCTTGTAGCTGCCGTTCGGGAAGTTCCGCAGCTCCTCTCGGTACTCGTCGTTCCAGGCTCCGCGGAGCAGGCGGACGCGGCCCATGCCGACCTGCGACGCGAACGGCTGGGCCCGCGTCTCTTTGTCGCCCGTCTCCGGCGTGACCTCGTACGTGTAGCCCGCCAGCACGTCGGCCCAGGCCCACTTTACGACCTTGCCGGCCGCGCCCGGGTCCTGCGGCAGCGACTGGATCACGTCCTCGCCGTACTCCTGCGCGTCGGCCGCGACGACGGTCGGGACCATCTGCATCAGCTCCGTCGGGTCGGTCCGGCGACGGTCGACGTGGAGCACGTAGAAGTCGCCGCCGATCCGCTTGACGAGGACGCGCACCGTGTAGGGGCTGTTCTTCCGCTTAGACCCCGCGATGTCCCAGCCTGCCGCGATCGTGCCGCCTGGAGGGACGTGGTCGACGACGACGATCTTGTCGACCTTGAACATGCCGCCCTCGCGCGGGGCGGGGCGCTGCTGGTACTGGCCGTTCCAGCTGTACTCGCCCGCGAGCTTCTGCCGGTCGATCGCCGCCTGCGGCATCCGGACCGGGTCCATCGGCTCACCCACGTAGCTCCGCGGGTCCGTCCAGTCGCGCCCCGTGCCGTCGGCGTCGAGGACGCGGAGCGGCGTCCGGCAGCGCCGGTCGGGCTCGAACTCCATCGGGATCATCAGGTGCACGAAGCCGAGGCCGCGGGCGAGGAGCGCGCCGGAGAGGTCGTCCTGGTGGACGCGCTGCATGACGATGACCATCGCGGAGGTCATGGCGTCGTTCGAGCGGTTGAGGCCGCCCTCCATGAAGGTCCGGACCGCGCGCGTCCGGTCGGCCTCGCTCTCCGCCCCCTCAATACTGTGCGGGTCGTCGATGATCACCACGTCGCCGCGCTTGCCGGTAATCGACTTGAACGCCACGCCCTCGCGCGACCCGAACGAGTGGTTCGCGAAGCTCGTCTCGCCCTCGCGGGTCAGCCGGCCGTCGCGGTCGAAGACGTGCGGGAACAGCGCCCTGTACCAGTCGGACTGGATCAGGTCGCGCGTCTTCCGGGTGTCGCGCGTGACGTTCTTCATCTCAAACGACGACGAGACGAAGCGGCTCTCCGGGTTGTTGAACGGGCCCCAGACCCAGGCCTGCCACATGACGCTGACGATCATCGACTTCGACGAGCCGGGCGGCACGTTGATGATCAGCCACGGCGTGAGCAGCCCGCGGCTTATCGCCTCCAGGTGATCGCACATCGCCTGGAGATGCCAGGACCATTTCAGCGGATTTGCGGGCTCCAAAACGTGCCACGCCTCGCGGACGAACCCCGCAAGGGTCTGGCAGCGGTCGCGGATCGCGGCGGCGTCGCGTCGTGTCCGCTCCAGGTCCGCCTCCGCGAGGTCCTGCGTGAGCTGCGCGCGCAGCGTCCGCAGACCGCCGCGGTCGAGCGTCAGGAGGTCAGGAGCCACCATCCCCATCGGGCTGCTCCTGGATCAGCTTGTCGAGGACGGGCAGGAGGGCGCGCTTCTCATCCTCCGACAGGGCGGATAGGTCGTAGCTCACGGTCTGGAGCGCGCCGCCGCCCGGGCCCGCCACCTCGACCTTGGTCGACCAGCCGCCCAGACGCGCGAGGATGAACTTCTGGGCGTCCAGCTCTCCCTTCGCGGGGGCCGCCCCGCCCGCGTCCATCGCGCGCTTGATCATCTGTGCGCCGATCGCGGCCAGCATCTCGGCCCGACCCTGCTCCATGTCGTCGTGGAAGTGGCGGTCGAGGGTCGAGACGGAGACGCCGATCAGCCGGGCGATGTAGTGGCGGGCGTGGACCGGGAAGGTCTTCGCGAGGGTCCGGACCTTCTCGCGCTGCTCGACCGTCGGCTCAAACGGCGGGTTGCCGATCGTCCCGCCGTTGCGGCCCGCGAATGCGCCCCCCGGGGGAGCGCCGCGGGCGTCGTCTGGGCGGGTCTTCGGTACTGGGCCGCCGTTGTCCTTGTAGCGATCGTCGGGCATGGGCGGACGATACTCCGCCCCGCTGGCTTGGTCGAGTCCGCGGCGCGAACCCGCATAAGCTGGAAAGCCGGGGACATGCGTCTCCGCGCGCGGCCCCGGCCTTCGGGTGCGACTACCCGCGGCCGCGCTGCGACTGCTCCTGGGCGATCGCGTTCGCGGTCGCGCGGTGCGCGGTGTGGCCGTCGACGTAGCCGTGCAGCTGGCAGAGGTCCGCGAGCCGCTCCGCCCGCTCGCGCTCCTCCGTAAGTTCCTGATCCGTGAAGGGCTTCTTCGCCATCGTCCGTCCTCCGGCCGGCGGGGTGCCGGCGCGGGCCGGATACGCGAGCGCCCCGCCTGTTGCCAAGCGGGGCGCTGCCTCGGCCATCATGGAGCGGGCCAAGCCGGCGGACTGCCGCGCCGCACCGGGAACCGCCAACCCGGCCGCGCCTACTCACTCGGCTCCCCGGAAATCATACCCAACGGATCAAAGGCACCTCATCGGCCTCCCCGCCGGCTCTGCACCGGATCAACGTCGAGCTTTCGCTCTGGGATCAGTAGGGGTTTTCGCACCGCGCCTGAGGGCCGCCTTGTCCCAGGACCGGGTTTCTAATCCGGCCCTCCCGCCTCCCACAGCGGGCAATCTCAAACTGGTCGGGATGACGCCGGAGCAATACCGCGCCGGGCCGCCTGCCGCCCACGCCATCCCGTTCGGCTACCGTGCTCTCCGGCTGTCTCGTCCAGGTGGACGTTCCCCCATCCCATTGCCGGCTGGATGGTTCCGGGTCCGTTTCAAGCGTCACGGGCTTGCACCCGCTGCATGAGGGCTGGCGTGAATAGGACCACAAGAGGTTCGCCCCGCCGCGCCCTTGCGCTGGCGCGGGTCGATTCGCAAGGCCTACCCGCGGCGCTGGAGCAGGAAGCCCGCGAACTCCCCGAACCGGAAGACCTCGACCGCGTCGGCCGGGACCTCGTCGGCGCGGAGCGGCCGCTGGACGCCCGCGAGCGACAGCTCCTTCGCGACGATCTCTGCCGGGTCGACGCCCGACGCGACCTTGCCGGCGAGCGTCATGCGCCACAGGACCGTCGCGGGGTAGCCGGCGTGCGCCTCCATGCGGTCGAACATCACGAGCGCGCCGCCGGGGTTGAGCGCCTCGACGGTGCGCGCGATCAGGTTCCGGCGGTCCGCGACGGGCAGGAACATCAGGCACAGGAACGCGACCGCGAGGTCGCACTGCGGCGGCCGGTAGGTCCGGAGGTCCGCGGAGACGAACTCGCCCGGCCCCTGGTACTGCCCCGCCATCGCGGCCGCGCGGTCGACCGCGACCAGGTGGGCGTTCCGGTCGGCCAGCGTGCCCGCGAGCGCGCGGCCGATGTTGCCGGTCGACGCGCCCAGGTCGACGACGACGCCGTCCTCCGGCACGTAGTGGCGCGCGATGTGAGCGACCGCCTGCGTCGCGAGGTCGTACCAGGGAAGCTGCTCGCGGACGTGGCGGTCGAACCCCTCCGCGATCCCCTGGTTCTCGAACGTCCAGTTTGCCGGGATGTCCACGTCAGTCTCCCGCGCGGACCCCGTAGCGGGACCGGCACTCGCCGTTGTAGAACACGGTCGGGTTGTCGACCGCAAGGGCGGCGGCGTCGGACATGCCCGCCCCGCCCTGGAACGTGTTCTTCGGCCGGCGCACGACCCAGTCGGGCGCGATCCCGGAGGCGGCCCGCTTGAGCGCGACCTTGCCGGGCGGGCAGGCCTCGCGCGACATGGCGATCGTCGCCTCGACGAGCGACCGCTCCATGAAGGGCAGGCGGCACTCGACGCCGGCCGCCATGAAGACCTTGTTGCAGCGGACGAAGTTGCCCCGTGCCATCTTCGCGAGCTGGCCCAGCCGGATCGCGCGCCACTCCCGGTCGTCGGCGCGCGCCCCCTTGATGCACATCGACCCGTAGCCGCCGAACAGCTCGTCCGCGGCCTCGCCCGACAGGCAGGCCTTGAACCCGTCGGACCCGATCGCGCGGGCGAGCGGCAGGCACATGGCCGCGATCTCGACCTGGGCCTTCGACGGGACCTCAATCACGCGCACCGCCTCCGCGAGCGCCGCGGCGTCCGGGGGCGCGACGGGCACCTCGACGAGGTCGACCTCCCACTCCGCGCACAGCCGGCGGGCCGCGCGGAGGTCCGCGGACGCGTCGTCGAGCCGGGCCGTGTAGGCGGTCACGCGGCGGCCGGTCGCGCGGGCCAGCCCGACGATCAGGCTCGAGTCCAGCCCGCCGCTGATCAGGCAGCAGACCGGCGCGTCGGCCTGGAGGCGGGCCGCGACGCCGTCGGCCAGCAGGTCCGCGATCGGGCGGTTCTCGCCGGGACGCGAGGCGTCGGCGGGGTCGTACCAGCGCGCGACGCGGCCCGTCCCGAGGTCGAGGGTCGAACCGGCCGGCAGCGCGGACGCTCCCCACGCGGCGTCCATGGCCTTGCGCTCGCTCGACCAGACGAAGCCGGGTCCGCGGCGCGCGACGTAGAGCGGCACCTTGCCGAAGCGGTCGCGCGCCAGGACGTGGCGGCCGCCGGCCGACCACGCGAACGCGAACATGCCCTCCAGGCGCGGCAGCGCGGCGTCGACACCCCAGTGGTCGAGCGCCTGCGCGAGGACCTCCGTGTCGCCGGACGTGCGAAACCGCCGACCCAGCGCCTCAAGGTCGCGGCGGACGGCGCGGTGGTTCCAGATCTCGCCGTTGAACGACAGGAGGGCGTCGTCCAGGCGGAAGGGCTGGTCCGACGCGGCCGTGAGGTCGACGAGCGCGAGGCGGACGTGCCCGTGGGTCGCCGGACCGGAGGTCGCGACGCCGGAGCCGTCAGGGCCGCGGTGGGCCAGCAGCTCCAGCCTGGCCGACACGTCAACGTCCGGGCGGAAGTAGGTCCCGAACAGCCCGCACATCAGGCGGCGCGCCGCAGCACCCGGTCGCGCACCGCGGCGGCGACGTGGGACATCATCACGGGCGGGACGGCGCGGCCGAGGCGCTCCCACTGCTGCGCGTAGGTGCCCGTCAGGACGAAGTCGTCGGGGAAGCCGCAGATGCGCCGCAGCTCCGCGATTGAGAACTTGCGGCGCTCGTGCGGGTGCGTGACGCCGGCCGTGCTGCTGTTGCCGCCGGACGCGGTCACGCACGGGCTGGGCCCGTCGGGGTCGGGGCGGACCAGCTGGAAGAACCGCTCCGACTGCTCACCCGGGCGGAGCTTGTTCCACTCCTCCCCGATCGCGAAGCGCGTTATGTCGGACTCCGGCTCAACCGGCGCGTTCTCCAGGAAGTGCGGGGCGGAGCCGACGATCCCGGGCGAGGCCATGACGGCGGGGCAGGGGCCGTCGGCGCTGAACCGGGCACCGCGTGGGAAGGTGTTGCCCGGCTTCTGCGCGTAGGACGGGTCGCCAACGACGAGCATCGGCTCCGGCCCCTCGACCTGATAGTGGCGGCTGTTGAGCGAGTTCACGGTGACGGTTATCGCGGGCGACGGGTCGTTCGTGAAATCCCCCTTGCTGAACGTCCCGGACGTGTCATGCACGGCACGCGTGATCCACGGCAGGGCGTCGCGGATGCTGTGCCGGTAGGGCAGCGGGTCCGGGAACGCCGGCATCAGCGGGCCGCCGTCGGCGTCGCGGAGGTCCTCGCGCACGCCGACGAAGATCAGGCGGGCGCGGGTCTGCGGGACGCCTAGCCACTGCGCGTCCAGCACCCGGGCCTCGACGCGGTAGCCGCAGGCCTTGAGCGCCCGGAGTATCTCCAGGAAGTAACCCTTCGCGGTGCCCTTCACGAGGCCGGAGACGTTCTCGGCCACGAAGGTGCGAGGCTGGCACCCGCGGACCAGGCGCGCGTACTCGTGGAACAGGTCGTCGGACCGCTGGACCGTGTCGCTGTACTTCTTCGCGGTGCCCCAGCCCTTCTCGCGCTTGCCGACGGTCGAGAACGCCGCGCAGGGCGGCGAGCCGTCGAACAGATCGATCTCGCCCTCCCGCAGGCCCGTCGCGGCGAGGATGTCGGCCGGCTGGACCTCACGCACGTCGCGGCCGTCGAGGATCGTGTAGGCCGCGGCGTTGGCCCGGTAGGTCTCGCGCGCCGCCTCGACGAACTCGCTCGCCCAGAGCATCCGGAAGCCCGCCATCCGGTAGCCGGTGCTGCTGCCCCCGCACCCGCTGAACGTCGACACGGCCCGGAACCCGTTCGGCTCCAGCGCCGCGATCTCCGACATCAGCGGGACGCGGTAGGACGGCCTCACGACGACTTGCCGGACCACGCGTACCCGCACTTCGGGCACTTGTGCTGGGTCTCGATGTCCTCCCCGAACTCCGGGAACTGGTCGGGGGCGGTCCGGTCCGCCTCAGGCTCCGGCTCCGGCTCCGCCAGCGCCGCGAGCGCGGCCTCGTCGAACCCGATCGTCGACAGGTCGAAGTCCGCGGCCGCGAGCGCGTCCAGCTCCGCCCGCAGAATCGCGTCGTCCCACCCGGCCTGGAGCGCGAGTTGGTTGTCGGCCAGCAGGTAGGCGCGCCGGTCCTCCTCCGACCAGCCCGACGCGTCCAGGGCCGGGATCATGCCGGCGGGAACCGGCTGGCCGTTCGGCAGGCGGATCGACTTGCCGGCGGCGTACATGCGGAGGACGACGGTCTGCCGGCCGTGGCCCGCGACTAGGTCGTCGCCGCTCGCGATGACGGGGTTCGTGAAGCCGAACCGCTCGATCGACGCCTCGATCATGTCCAGCTGCTCGGGCGGGTGGGTGCGCGCGTTGCGGGGGTCGGGGCGGAGTTCCTCCGCGCGGCGGAACGCGACCTTCGGGGCGGCGGCCATCAGCGGGGGTCCGGGACCGGGCCGACGCCTATGCGGACGACGGGATGCGAGCCGCCCGCGACGCCCAGCTGCACCTTCGCGCCGCGGTTGAGTGCGGCGAGTTCGTCCGGCGTCGGCTCCCACGCGGAGGTCATGAACTGGATGCCGCTGTGCACGTCGAGGCGGATCGGGAGCGCGCCGCAGTGGCCGTGCCGATCCGGGTCCCAGTCCGCGGGCGCGCCCGGCGCGTGCTGCCATCCCTCAATCACCGCAGGTTGCACGTCGCGCTCCTAGTCGACCCGGTTGAACTCGCCCTCTAGCGCGTCCAGCGTCTCGCGCCACCCGTCCCCGACGATCTGGCGGAGGTACTCCGCGTGCCACTCGCGGTTGCCGGTCGCGAGCGTCCACTGCGCGGTGTTGACGAGGTACTCCTCCGACCCGTTGATCGCGGGGTCCGGCAGGTCGTGCGCGACGGCCCAGAGCGTCGGGGACGGGACGCCCCACAGCCGCTGCGACAGCCAGCAGTGCGCGAGGTCGTGGTGCACCGCGTAACGGAACGGGTCATCGTACCCGCACAGGTGTGCGATCCCACGATACCAGTCCGCCTGGTCGGGCGGCATGTTGCCGTAGTCGAGCAGCGTTCGGGTGCCGTCGCAGAACTCGACGCGTACGCGGCCGGGCCACCAGTCGAGCCGCCAGCCCGTGCCGGTCGCGGAGCCGACCGTCCTCAACGCCGCACCCGTCGGGCGTGCTTCGGGACGCGGTAGTAGGTCGGGGGCGAGCCGTCGCGGCAGCGGATCACCATCACGGCCGGCGGGTTCCTGATCGTCTCCTGGAACGAAGCCGTGCTGATCTCGTCGCAGATTGAGCAGGCGTCCGCGTAGCCGGGGTGGCCCAGGTGGCAGGGCTGGCGACGCGGCGGCTTCTTCGCAGCCCTAGCCACGGTGCGCGGCTTCGGTCCTGCGGTCTTCTTCGGGGTAGGCCTCGCCGTCATCCCCGGACAGCAGCACGAGCGGCTCCAGGGCGTCAAGCGCGCACTCGACCCAGACGTTCGCGAAGCCGGTGCGGATCGACTCCGCGAGGTTGGCGTAGCCCGGTCCCCTGCGCGCCGTCGCGGCCGCCAGGGCCTCGCGGGCGCGCTGGCGGGCGTGGGCGCGGCTCACAGGAGGAACGGCTGGGCGGGCACGAGCTGCTGTGTAGCGGGCTCCGGGGCCGACGGGAAGCCGGTCGGCGCGGGGATCGCGGCGTCGCACGCGAGGCACCGCCAGGGCCCGTCGGAGCCGTTGCGGCTGAACGAGGGGTGCCGGCGGCCGCAGTCCGCGCAGCGCGTCGGCTTCCAGCCCGGACCGACGGGGGTCACGGCACCCGCCGCCGGGCGGCCGAGTCGACGAACGACGGCGACCAGGACCGCATGACGTTCCCTAGCAGCTCGCGCCAGACGCGGCGGTGGTGCGGGGTGCCGCGGGCGCGGTCGAGCTTGGTCACGGCTGGGGAAGCTCCACGTTCACGCCTAGGCGGCCGCAGTAGAACAGGCGGGTCAGCTCGAGGTCGCGCGCCGGATCGTTGGCGCACAGGACCATCGCGATCCTGCGGGCGTTGGCGCGTCCCCGGCGCTGCGACGCGTCGTCGGTCGACACGCGCTTGAGCAGCCGGGTCCGCTTAGCGCTCACGCCTCCGGCAGGCCCATCGCCGCCTTGACGGCGCGCAACTGGAACGTCGCCTTCGCGCGGGCGAGATCGTGCAGCACGTCAGCCGTCGTTACCTCGACGGTCGCGCCGTTCGGGCGCTCGCCCTTGTTGAGCCGGTCCAGGAGGTCGTAATGCGACGCGGGGCAGGGCAGCGAGCAGGTGTGGAGGACAACCGGGACGGGTCCGGTCACGACGCCGCCGACGGCACCGCCCTCCCGGAACTGGCGCGTGACCTCCTCCTGCGCCTTGCGGTGGCGCTCCGCGTACACGCGGTGCTGCGGGTTCTCGCGGTCGTACATGCTCACCGTCCCAACCCCATGTCCTTCCGCACCGCCGGGTAGCGGACGAACGGCGTCGGGTCGCTGTCGAGCCGCCACGCGACGATGTCGCTCGCCGGGTAGACCTCGTTCTGCTCCCACACGAAGGCGGTCGACGGGCTAGGCCCGCTCTCCTTCGGGCCGCCGTTGATGGCGTTCGTCGGGCGGCCGCGGATCACGACGCGCACGTCGGGCGCGGGGTTTCCGTCCTTGGCGGGCGCGGGATTGTCGTTGCCCTCGTGGGGCGTCCATCCGGTCAGGTCGATCATCCGAACACGACCCGGCCGCGGGACGCCCAGGCGTCGACCTTGTGCTTGAGGATGTGCTGCGCGCCCATCTCGCCCATCGGGACGCGATGCTCGCCCAGGCGGCGGAGGGCCCGAACGACCCAGTCGGTCTTCTGCTTGACGGTCACTGCTTCATCTCCTCACGAAAGCGAGCGCGCCAGCGTCGGAACTGCCGCTTCGTCATGCTAGCGCGGCTGACGGCGGTCGCGAGGCGGACGTAGACCCGCCTCGACATGTACAGGCTGGATGCCATCGGCGTGAAGCGCATCTCCGCGATCCAGCGGCGAACGTCCTCAAGCGGCGTGGCATCGGGCTCTCCCCAGGTCGGTCCGCTCACGGCCGACCGTCGACGCGCTCGCACGCGCCGCTCCGAAGCTCCGGGCTGTTGCCAACGCTGTTCGGGTCGCGCGCCATGCCGAGGAGGCAGTCCTCGAACCGCAGGTAGGCGGGCGGCGAGACCAGCTGGCTGCACATGGCCGCGCCCTTGGCGTCGACGCAGCCGAAGTCGAAGCGGTAGCGCCAGCGCGCGTCGGGCGGCGCGGCCAGCGGCGTGAGCGCCTGGGCGGCGAGCAGAAGCGCGATCATCGCGTCCTCCTCACGACGTACGCGACGCCGACCGCCAGGACCACGAGCCACGCCGCGACGACGACGGCGACCCATCCACCCGGGGTCACAACGACCTCCAGAGCGCGGCGGCCATGTGAGCCAAGCCTATGACGCCGATACCGGCGAAAAAGCCGGACAACCACAGGTTGACGTGGCGCTCCCTAAACTGCGGGCTCACGGCCGGGACTCCGGCTTGACTCGGGCCGATAGGATCAGGCCGAGGCGCGATCCGGCGTAGTGGTAGAGCGCGAAGCCGAGCGGCACGCCCAAGCCGACTCCGGACCCGACCGCGAGCGCGGCCAGGAACAGGTTGAACGCGTCGATCATGCCGTGCCCTCCGGCCCGTAGTGCACCTCCGCGACGGCCCGGGCCTGGACCGAGGCGACGACCTTGCCCTCCGATAGCACGTCGAACCACGATAGGCCGTGGTCGCCGTAGTTCTCCTCGCGACGCTCGATCCAGTCGACGCGGGTCGCTCCTACCCCGGCGATGTTGCTCTCATAGCCGACGACCCAGGCGTCGCGCTCAACGCGGTCGTCGAACGGCACCATCCCGTAGATGGCGGTAATCTGGCGGGTCATTGCGTCACCTCGACTAGGGCGTCCCAGGTGTAGTTGCGGGCAGCGGTTGCGATCTCCTTCGCGTCGGCAATCGTGATCTTGCCGAACTGACCAGGGCGCGCGACGAGGAAGTCGAGCATCTTCCGCTCAACCTCCTGCGTCGCGGCACGGCGGCGATCCTGCAGGTCGGCGGCAACGCTCACTGCATGACCTCCCCGGCGTCCGGCAGGCGCTTGAGCGCGACGTACTTGATCCCGTGCGGGCCGACGACCGGCTGGAACCCCCAGACGGTCAGCTGGCGGCAGACGTTCGGCATCGCGGCGGGCCAGAGCATCGGGCCGCCGACCGGGCCGTGCTGGACCGCGCCGTTGTCGAACCCGTCGATCCAGTCGCGCAGCCAGTCGCGGAGCGCGCCGCTCTCCTGGCTCATGAACTCGCCCATCACGTTGATGCGGATCAGACGGAGGGCGGCCTCCATGCGGGCCCCGCGGTCCATCATCTGGAGCATGTCGTCCGCGAGCAGGCCGCCTGTGTTGAGGGCGACGCGGGCGACGGCCGCAACGTCGATCGCCTCAATCTCCCCGAGCTGCGTCTCAAGCTCCCCAGCCAGCGCGTCGCGCATCACGTCGACCGGCGTCTGCGGTCCGGGGGTTGCGGGCACGACTGCCCCGCTGGTAGTTGCCTCGTCGGGCATGGGAGGTCCTTTCTCCTATGTGGGGCGCGGGGCTTGCCGGCTCCGCGCCCCGTTCCGTTACGCTGACACGAACCGCCGCGCAACGTTACCGGCGGGCACCCGGCCAGACGACCGCCAGGACCTCCGGGTAGGGGTGCGCGACGGAGAACGACCCCTCGTCCGCGTAGACGATCGTGCCAGGCGTCGTGCCCGCGATCTCCTCCAGCTGCACGACCTTCTCGACCGGCACCGCGACGCGCGAGCCCGATTCTATGAGCCGGAACTCGCACACGCCGTCCCGGACCATCTCCGGCTTCGGCCGGTACTGGTCGACCCACGCCGCCGCGAACGCAGGGCTGTCGGGCCGAAGCATCGGGGGATCACCCACCAGCTCACGGGCGCGCCTCACGATCATCTCTAGGTCGGCGGTCGCGTCGTAGCCTTCGACGAAGCTGTCGCATCCGGGGCGGTACTTGGCGGCGAAGATCGCGAACTCGCGGTACGCCACGTTGAGGTCGTCATCCCCAGCCCGCCCCGCCTCGCGCTGCGGCTCCTGCGGGGCCTTGCTCCCCATCGTGAACCCGTGATCGCGCCCGGCCGCGAACGCAGCCGTCAGCGCCTCGACGAACACCATCCCGGTATCGGCGTAGACCTGGTTGCCGGTCGTGTAGGACCTCACCCACACCTCCGCCTCGTGGTCGACCACCTCGGCCGGCGTCGCGACCTCCGGCTCCGCGGTGAACGAAACGGACACGACGGGTCCGCCCTGCTCGTCGCTCGTGAGCGTCAAATCCCCTACCGTAGTCCAGCGGAAACCCCTCTCCCGTCCCAGCCCGGCCCAGAACTCGTTCAGCTGGTCCTGGCGTCGCGGGTCGTACGGTACGTCGGCCGGCCCCGTCAGGCCCGCCAGCAGTTCCACCTCCGCTCCCTCCAGCCGGTACTCCCGGCGGGTGTCCTGCGCCTGCGCGCCCGTGAAACCGTCGCTCATGTCGTCTCCCTTCGTGGGTGGTGGATGTCCCTCACAGGACCCTCCCGAGGCCTAGCGCCCGGGCGTGACGCTCAAGGCGGGGGTCGTCCCGCGCCCTCTGCGTGGCGAAGCCGGAGCCCGTGAGCTCGACGGCGGGCTCGTCGCCGGCCCCGACGGTGCGGGCGACGAGGCGAACCTGGTTGAACGTGGCCGAGTAGGCGGCTGGGCCCGCGTCCGCGAGGAGCGCGTCGCGCAGGCGGTGGAACGCCGGGTCCTCGCCGTCGGGTCGCGTGTCGGGGCTGGCGGGTGGCACGTAGGGTCGACCGCCCCGCCCCGACGCGGCCCGCCTCGCGTTCTCGTGCCGCACCGCCTTGTCGAAACGCCCCAGCACCCGGGTGGGCTCGCGGCTCTCCGCGACGACGCTCCGGATCGTGGGTAGGACGACCTCCTGGAAGTCGAGCCCGTCGTCGCGCCACTGCTCAACCTGGCGCATCCCGCGGTCGATCGCGGCGGGGCTCGCGGTCGCGAAGCCGGAGGCGTCGCAGACGGCGTCGTACAGGGCCTTGAGGTCGCGGTCGTCGAGGCGGCCGCCCTCGCGCGCGGGCGCGCGTACGGGGCGACTGGGTGGGTCGGGTTGAGTCTCTTCTTCTAGTTCTGGTTCTGGTTCTGCGTCGGGACTCCCGGCCGTTTTCGGGCTTGAGCCGTCGGCACTCCCGACGGGACTCCCGTCGACAGTCCCGTCGGCACTCCCGCGGAACAGGTCCGCCCCGTGCGCGCGCGCGGGCCGTGCGCGCCCCCGCGTACGCGCGCGCTCCGTGGGGGAGCCCTCCGTGGCGTTGGTCGCGGCCGCGCCGCGACGGCCGCCGGCCGACTTGCGCTCCCACAGGTCGAGGGCCTTCGACGCCTCCTCCATGGCCTTCGGATTGGTGACGGAGCCGTCCTCCTCGCGGAACAGCTTGCGGGCGTCGACGAGGTCCTGGAGGAGGTCGCGCCAGTTCGGGAGGTCGCCCAGCATGAGGGGCAGCTCGCTCGCCGGGCAGGGCTCCGCCTTGTCCCAGATATAGCAGCACACGTCGAAGTAGACGGAGCGGTGGGTGCGCGTCATGCGGGCCGTGCCGCCGACCCAGTCGGACGGGTAGAACGCGACGAAGCTGTGTCTTCCCTCTGCCATCAGACCCCGCACGCCCCCTCGCACTCGCCCAGCCAGTCGGACTGCCGGGGATCGTCGACCGGCACGTCCACCGCCTCGCGCAGCGGCGTCGCGGAGCGGTGCAGGTAGGGCGTCCCCTTGTTGAGACTCGCGAGGCCGCCGCGGATCGCCTCGTCGACCTCGACCGCCGACGCGAAGTCGTCCGGCGCGCGGTCGCGGAGGGACTGCCACTCGCGCTGCGACCGGAACGGGCAGATGCGGCAGGCCGACTTCGGCGGGCGCGGGTAGCCGTTCTCCTCTAGCCACCGCAAGCAGTCCCGGCGGCTGTAGCCGATCTCGACGAGCGGGTGGCGGTTGTGCACCGCGTCGCGGCGCGACGGCTTGAGGCGACCTATCTCGTCAGTAGATATCCCGATCCACTGCTCGACGACCGGGACGCGCGGCCAGCGCTGCCGGGGGCGGAGGCCCAGAAGCTCGCGGAGCTTCCGCTCAATCGGCTCAATCTTGTAGTCCTGCGTGCACTGGCGATTCGTGATACCGATCCGTCCGTCGTCGCCGCGGATGTAGAGCGGCGGCCGACCGTACGCGTTCGCGACCCCCGCGGCCGCGTCGAGCATCTCTCGCCGGATGTTGCCGGCGCTTACGCGCAGGACCTCAAACGGCAGGCCGACGTTCGATGACGTGACCCAGCCGAGGTGATCGTAGACCTCCCGGGGCTCGTCCTCCGTGTCCGCGAAGATCGCGTAGTCGGGGACCGGACCGATTGCGCCGTGCGCGGCCATCAGGAGCATCGTGGTCGACTGTACGCCGGCCCCGAACGAGACGACGCGGACGCGGGCGTCGTCGAGCGGACGGGAGAGGGTTGGGTACAGGTTCGGTAGCTGATCCGTCACGTTCTTCCCCGGCGCGCGTCGCGCTCGACGGCGGCGCGGAGCGCGCGGCCCAGGCCCGTATCCTCCGGCGGCAGGCGCGGAGTTTTCGACTTATTCGGTTTCCCGTGGAGGGGTATAGGAGCATGGCCGTCCCGCTCCGCCTGTGAGGCCCGCTCGACGCGGCGCTGCCCCGGCGTGGCCGGTACGTCGGGCTGGTCGAGCGGTTCGAGCGTGACCTCGATCCGCGGCGGGTAGCCGTACCGCTTGACGCCGCCGCCCTGCATCTGCGCATCGTCGACCCACGCGAGGCCCTTGAGGCTGTCGAGGATCAGCTTCTCGACGTTGTCCTTGTCGGGCTTGCCGGTGTGGTAGAGTGTACCGCGCCGCGCCGCCTCGCGGAGGTGCTTCGGCCAGCTGGGCGGGATCGCGAAGACGGCGACGAACTTGAGCATCACGCCGCGGGTCCAGGGGACGTGGCGCGGGAACGTGGCGGCGAACAGGTCGCGTATCTCGCGCTCCGCCCGGCGCGTCTCCGGCGGCGTGTGGACGGACACGACCGCGCGGGGCTTGCCGTCCTGGTAGACGACGCGGCCGATCGGGCGGCCGCGCTGCCACCCGCGCGGCTCGCCTAGTACGACCAGCTGGAGGCGCTCGATATGGCTCACGCGGGCTCTACCTCAAGCGGGCGGTCGGCGCGTCGGGGCTCGTCGCGCAGGTCCGCCGGCGGCACCTTGCGGAAGTGGTGGCCGGTCCAGCCGCAGTCGCCGGGCACCGGGTAGCCGGACAGGCCGAGGATCTGGAACGAGCCCCAGAACGGGCATCGGTACTCCTCGACCCGCGTCACGAGGACCGGGACGCCCTTCGGCGGGACGGCGATCGGGAACGGCATGAAGCCGTCCGCGATCCGGGCCGCGAGGTCGCCCACCTGGAAGGTGTCGCTCACGACCTCGCCGCCCGGCGCGCCGCCTGACGGCGGCGGCGCTCCTGCTCGCGGGAGCCCTGGTGCTCCAGGCCCGTGTGGCGGTTGTGCGTCGCGATCGACCCCGGCGCGGAGGTCCGCGGCGCGAGCGCGTAGTCGGGCACGCGGCGGCCGTGCCGGTCGTCGACGAGCGTGATGTCGCGCGCCTCGTCGAACTCGTCTCGGCGGATCACGTTCACGCCGGCCATCCTGGCGGCCGCGATCAGAGCCGCGGCGGCGGTAGTCGACCTCACGACGCCGTCCCCTCGGCCATGAGGCGCTCCGTCACGGCGACGACCTCCGCGACCGTCGACAGGTCGGTGATCAGCTCGTCCGCGACGACGATGCCGAACTCCTCCTCCAGCGCCATGTCGATCTCCACCACATCGAGGCTGTCTGCCCCCAGGTCGGGACCTAGCCGCGCGTCCGTGACGACGCGGTCCGGCGCGACGCCCAGGTGCTCCACCAGCAGGTCGTGGACCCGCTTCTCCGTCGTCATGTCTCTCTCCGTTGCGGCTGACGTCATCCTCGGGGTCGATCGCACCGACCCTCCGGGGATGTCAGATGCGGGGAAGGCTACCGTCTTCGGGACGCATCACGTTCGCGATCGTACGCGTGTGCGCCGCGATAGCCGCGAGGCTGGTCGCGACCGACACGAGCAGGTCGACCGCCTCCCCGGCCGCGGCCGCAAGCTCCGCGTCCGTTGGTTCTACACCCGCCGTCGTCTTCGCGACCGCCGCCTTGAGCGCCTCGCCCGCCATCACTCGTCCTCCCCGTCGGGCGCGGCGTCGCTGCCGGCCTCGAAGCCGAGCGCGCGCTGGTCCTCGTCCACGTCCGGCCCGCGCTGGTTGTCCGAGTAGTCGTCGGCCGAGGCGGGAGTGAGCAGGACGTGCTTGCCGCGCGCGTGGTGGAGCAGCGCCACGGCCCGCTCCTCCTCGTCCGCGCCCATCGTCTTGAGCTTGCACGCGATCACGATGTCGTCGCCCAGCGTGACCTTCGTCAGCAGGACGCGGACCGGCTCGCGGCCGTTCGCCGCGATGGTCTCGACGATCTTCCGGACCAGCTCCTTGCCCGCGTGCTCGCAGGCCGCCGCCACGTCGCGCTGCTCGCCGTTCGAGGTCGCGGACCAGGGCTTCGGCCGGGACTTGATCTGGTCGAGCAGGAAGTCGCGCACGTCCCAGACGAGCGCCTTGTCGTCGAGGACCGCGTCGGTCGCCATCGCCTCCATGCGGCCGATCGCGTTGTCGTGCGCGGCCTCCGACAGGTCGGCGCGCTCCTCCTCCGGCTTGCCGGCGAAGTGCTCGCGGCTCGCCTCCAGCGCCTCCGTGATGTTGCCCGGCTTGCGGGTTCGGCGCGCGGCCTTCGCCCCCTCGTTGAGGTCCACCGCCGCTTCGGCGATGGCCCGATCTTCGTCAGCCATGATCGTCTCCGGTGTTGGCCGCCCTCTGCGGTGCGGCGGGGTGTGCGCCCGGCGGGAGCCAGACGGTCTCGGTGCGCCAGCGGTGCGGCCGCGTCCACACGACGGCGGCGTAGTCCGCCATCCCGCCGTCGAACGGTCGCTCTATCTGGTCGATCAGGTGCCCGGGCGGCATCGTGTGGCGCTCCCGGTAGATGCAGACGTGGCTCGGCCGCCAGCGCAGCAGGCGGCGCGGCCCCCACCGCTCCTGCGACGCCAGGAACGCGATGGGGACGATCGCGGCGACGCGGCGGAGCGGGAAGTGCTCCAGGAGGCGGGTCACGATCCGCTCCGCGATGTCGGGCTCGTAGCTGTACGGCGGGTTGAGGATCGCGCTCGTCTCGCGGCCCTCGTACCGCGGCATCGCGGAGACCTGCGTCAGGACGTTCGCGCGGGCGAAGCGGTGGCGGGGGTGGCGGTCGACCACGTCGGAGCCGAACGTCGGGTGGCCGTAGCGCCGCGCCACGTCGAGGATGTTCCCGACGCCACAGCACGGGTCCCAGATCAGGTCGGACCCGAAGTCGACGCCGTGCATCAGCTGCTCGACGACGCGCGGGCTCTCCCTGTACCAGTCGTAGGGCGCGCGGTCCCATTTCTTCGACCGCGCCCCGCCGGCCGGACGGTTCACCACGTCAGGCCGCCAGCCGGGCGGCGATGCGATCCAGCGCGCCGATCAGGGCCCGGACCGTGTTGGTCTGCGGGTTCCACCCCGGGCTGTGCACGCCGATCAGAACGTCCGGGTTGACGCCGGCCTCCCGCGCGAGGCCGGCGTTCTTGAGCGCGTCGTCGCTGACCGCGCGGCGGATTCGATCGAGGGCTTCCTGCATGGCGGACGCTCTTATGCGGGGCACTAGCCCGGCGCAAGCGGATAAACGACCGGACCGGGCTTGCACTTCGTCGGGACACCGGGCAAGTAGCGGCGCGGACCCGGACCAATCGGGCCGCCCCACCACGCGGAGACGACAGTGCCAGAGCAGCAGGAGGCGCAGCCCGCGCCGACCCCCGTCGTGCCCGGCGACCTGATCCAGGTCGTCGACCAGGCGCACGAGCAGTACCGCGCCGTCATGCTGGCGTCGGAGGTCCACGGTTGGGGCGTCGGCGCGACGATGCCGGCGCTCCTCAACGACCGGCTGGTCGAGTCCTACCACCGCCTGCGCCGCGCGCAGCTGGTCGTCGTCGGGACCGCGTTCCTGATGCCGCCGGAGGTGCTGGAGCGCCGCCGCGCCGCGGTCGAGACGGCCCGGCTCGTCGCCGCGGAGGCGCGGTCGTGAGCGTCGTCATGATCCTGTGGGCGGACGCGAACCTGCAACCGCTGCCGCAGAGCGGTCAGTTCCTCCGCGACTTCGACTTCGAGGCGCACGACGGACAGGGTGAGATCGACACGACGACGGACATCGCGCTCGCGAAGCGGTTCGACGACGTGGCGGCCGCGCTCGCGTTCGCGCACCGCTCGCCCGCCTGCCGCCCGACGCGTCCGGACGGGCGGCCGAACCGACCGCTGACCGCGACGACGTGGCAGTTCCGGAGCGTAGAGTGACCGGGGTCGCGATCGGGACCGCGCGCCGGGGCGGCGTCGTGCCGCTCTACCGCGACGGCGTCGAGTGCCCGTGGTGCGGTGGGCGGAGCTGGCACGTCGGGCGAAGCAGCGCGGAGTGCGGGCGCGCGTCGTGCGCGATGGTCCTAGACCTCGAGGTCGGTGGCCCGCGCGACTGGGGCGTCGCGATCCAGCGCGGCGCGAACCCGATCCCGGCGCGCCCCTGACGGTTCAACGAGGTTCGCGGCGCGGTGCCGCGGCAGTCGAGGAGAAGTGTTGATGCCCTACTACCCCGTGACCCCCAAGGGGGCGGACAAGGCCCGCGTCGTGAAGGCCGGTACGGCGGCCGCCGCGCTCCGGCACGTCGCGGCCGACACTATCGTGATCGGTGAGCCGATGACCAACGACGAACTCGTGGCCGCCATGCAGGGCGGCGCGAAGGTCGAGGTCGCGGGCGAGGCCGCGTCGGAGGCGAAGGCGGAGGGCTGACGCCCCGGGAGGGCGGAGCCGCGCGCTCCGCCCCGACGATGGCGTCAGGAGGAACCATGCCGAAGCAAGTCGCGATCACGCCCGAGGTTCGGGCGGTGCTGGAGAGGTCGACGGTCGACGGGAACGTCGTCCGCCTGCCGGAGGGCCAGCTGGCCCGGCCACTCTACGAGGCGGTCGACAAGGTGCTCAAGGCGCTCGGGGGGAAGTGGAACCGCGGGAAGGGCGGCCACGTCTTCGAGCGCGGAATCGAGGGTCAGCTCGCGGACGCGCTCGCGTCCGGCCGAGCGGTTGACCAGACCCGGACGCAGGAGCAGTTCTTCACCCCGCCGGCCGTCGCGGCGGTCGTGTGGGGTCGGGCCGACCTGCGGGACGACAGCCACGTCCTGGAGCCGAGCGCCGGCCGGGGCGCGCTCCTCGCCGCCCCGCTCGCTCTGGGCTGCCTCGTCACGGCGGTGGAGCGCGACCCGCTGCTCGTCCCCGCGCTCCGCGGCCTGCTCGGCTCCGCGCACGGGTGCGGGGTCTGGGAGGCGGACTTCACGACCTGGACGCCGACGGCGCGCGCGCCGATCGACCGGGTCGTCATGAACCCGCCGTTCTCGCGCTGCCAGGACATCGCGCACGTCACGCGCGCGTTCGACCTGCTCGCGCCGGGCGGTCGGCTCGTGGCCGTCATGAGCCCCCACCGGGTCAGGTCGCAGGACCGCCCCTCGAACGACTTCCGCGTCATGCTCTCGCGCCTAGGCGACGACGCGTACGACTGGGAGGATCTTCCCGCGTCCTCCTTCCGGTCCAGCGGCACGGACGTGTCGACCGGGATCATCACCATCGACAAGGACGACGCGTGAGCCGGCCCGCGTCTCCGACCGACGAGGAGGTCGCGAAGGACGCGGCCCACTCGGGCAACGCGGCGTCTACGCGCGACTACCGCTACCGGCTGATCGACCCCGGGGCTGGTCCGCGGCCACTGCCGTCTTGGCTGTCGGACGCGCAGGTTAGGTGGCATCTCGGCTGGAGCAACCGGCCGGAGGTGGAGTTCTGCTTCTCGCGCGACCCCCTGGCGGTGACGACCTACCGCAAGGACCTGGACAGCGGCGATGCCTGGCTAGGCGCGAACCCGGAGGGCGACTGCTTCCAGACCCACTGGCACGACGGGACGCCGCGGCCGACGGAGTTTGAGCGCAACGTCGGCTGGGACACGCCCGACGGCGCGTACGCGCGCGGGGCGACGATACGGAAGGAGCCCTACACGATGCTCGCGACGCCCTCGCAGAAGGGCTACGCGGGGCGCAGCTTCGACATCACGATGGCGGACGACAGCCCGCTGTGGCCGGGCGAGATCGTGAGGCTACGCGGTCCGTGGCACCTCGGGACCGGGCGACCCGGATGCGTCTCCGTCGTGGGCGTCGTGTGGGACGAGCGGGCGCGGGTGCGCGAGGCGGCGGCGGCGCCAAGGCACCGCCGGGGCTGGCGCGGAGCGACCAAGTGCTTCGGCTACATCGTGCGGGAACGGGTCGTCGTCGACGCGCTGGCGACCTTCCTGCCGCACCTGCCGATCGCGGAGGTTGAGAGCGCGCCGGATCGGGCCGGGAAGACGCGGCGCTGGGTAGAGCCGTGCCTGCCGCAGACCGGCGCACCCCGCCACATGACGGACGCGCAGCGCGTTGACTCGCTCACCGCGTAGGGGCAAGAACGACGGTGCCGGACCGCTTGCAACAGTCCGGCACCACATCGCAGATGGAGCCTGCCATGCCGGTCGAACCGGAACGCCCGCTTAGCGCGGGAGGCCTAGCGGCCGCAACCCACACGCACCTCGCTGTCCTCCTGCTGCGTCTCGGGCAGGCCCGCGACATGCGCGCCGCGGCCGACCTCGCGCTACAGCGGGCCGACCTGGACGACGCGGAGCGGGAGACCCACGACGCGCGGTTTTCGCGGGCCGACGGCCTGATCGACGCCCTTGAGGGTGAGGCGCGGGCGTCCGTCGAGCGGGCGACGGGCGTCCCCTGGGACATCATTGAGGCGGCCGGCCTGTGACGCGGGACCGGACCTGCCCGGTCTGCGGCGGGACGTTCCGCGTGAGGAAGCCGAGCCAGCGCCAGCGCTGCTGCTCCCATCGGTGCGCGTTCGTCGAGATTGGCGACCGAGTCCGCGCCGCTGCCTACACGCCGGAGGCGCGCGCCAAGGGCGCGGACACGCGCCGGGGTAGCGGGGCGGCGGACGGCTACGTCAAGCGCGGGGGGCGCCACGAGCACCGCGTCGTCGCGGAGCGCGAGGCCGGTAGGCCGCTGACCGCCGACCACGTAGTTCACCACCGCAACGAGCGGAAGCGGGACAACGAGCCCGCGAACCTTGAGATCACGGATCGGGCGGAGCACGCCCGGCACCACCACACGGGGCGGCGGCGCGAGCCGGCGGCGACGTGCCGGCGGGGCCACGCGCTCACGCCCGACAACACCGCGATCGTCGGCAGCGCCAAGCGGCGACGCTGCCTGACGTGTTCCCGCGCCTACGACAGGGCGTGGAAGGCCGCGAAGAGGAGGAAGTCGTGAAGCTGAATGGAATCGAGATCGGACCGGACTACCCGAACTTCAAAAAGGGGGCGGTGCCGGGCATCAAGTGCGTGGTCGATCTGCAGGTCGGGGAGCGGTACGGCCAGAAGGTCGAGATCACGCTGACGCCCGACGAGACGCGCGCCGTCGTCGAGCTGGCGGTCGAGAAGGCCATGTCGCACCTTATGCTCGACAAGGCGTCGATCGTGATCGTCGGCACGCCCGGCGAGGACGAGGAGCCCGCCGCAGCGGGGGTGGCGGCGGCCCCGGCCGAGGTCGACCCGCTGTGACGGAGGACGCCGTCGAGCGCATCGTGCCGGGGACCGGGATGACGGTTGCGGAGGTTGACCAGGCCGCCCGCGACGTGGTCGACGGCGTCTACTTCAACCAGCCGGCCGAGGTCTACCACGCGGTCCCGCGCCTGTCGGCCTCCGGTATTCAGCGGCTTCTCGTCAGCCCCGCGACCTTCTGGCGCGGCTCCTGGCTCGACCCGGAGCGCCCGGACCTCGACGAGGAGGAGACGAAGGCCCAGCAGCTGGGGAAGGCCTACCACGTCGCCCGCCTGGAGCCGGAGCGGTTCCACGAGACCTACGTCCGCGAGATCAGCAAGGACGACTTCCCGGCGCGCGGGTTCCTGTCGAGCGACGACAAGGTGAAGGCGGCGCTCAAGGACCTGGGCCAGCAGCAGACCGTGAAGGGTGAGACGATGGGGGAGCGCGCGCAGCGCCTCCTCGACGCCGGGTACGAGGGCGCCTGCTTCACGCTGGAGCGCGAGCGGTGGGAGGCGACCGTCGGGGGCCGCATCCCGCTCGCCGCGCGGTTCTTCGACCAGATCGCGACCGACATGGGCCGGGTGCGCGCGTCGGGCGACATCGCGGACCTGCTGACTGGCGGGGAGGCGGAGGTCTCGATCTTCTGGACCGACCGGCACGGCATCCGCATGAAGGCCCGCGTCGACTACCTGACGCGGGCGTGGTGGGTCGACTTCAAGACGATGGACAACAGCCGCGGGCGCGAGCTCGACGAGGCCATCGCGGGGGCGTTCCAGTTCAACCGCTACCACGTCCAGGCATCGACCTACCGGGATGCCGCGGAGGCGGTCCGCGTCGGCGGCCTCCAGGTGATGGGCGACGCGACCGACGACCAGCGCGCCCTGGTCGCGAACCTCGCGATCCGGCCGAAGGAGCTGGCCTGCCACTACGTCTTCCAGGAGAAGGGCGGCGTTCCGAACCTGACCGCGTGGGAGTTCGACTTCTTCGACCTGGAGCCCGCGCGCGACGCGGAGATCGGCGCGCTGATGGGCGACGACGAGGAGGCGGACCGGGTGCGCGACGTAATGCGCCGCGCGAGCGAGTTGTTCCGCCGCGCGCTGTTCGACGTGGACCGGGCGAAGCGGGAGTTCGTCCTCTACAGCCAGGTCTACGAGCCCGGGCAACCCTGGTTTCCGATCAGGTCGCGCCGGTCGACCTCGGAGCTGTCGTTCAACAAGTACTGGCTGGAGGGAAGTCGATGAGCCGCCAATTCGCCGCTTGTAAGTTCCGCCCCGACGATCGTCGGACCTACACCTACCACTGGGACGGTGAGCCGCTCGCGCCCGGCGACGAGGTGAAGGTCGCGGACCGGAGTGGGGACGGCTGGACGCGGGTCACAGTCTCGACCGTGACGCACCGGCCGCCGTCGTTCGACACGAAGCCGATCCTGGGTCGGGTCGAGCCCGACCAGCCCGACCTCCTGACGCCGGTCGACGCCTCGTGAGCGCCGGGACGGAGATCGCGCACCGCCGGGAGGGAGGTGCGGTAGCGACGACGCCGTCGGACACGATCCCGATGGAGCAGCAGCTCGCCATGATCCGGGAGGCGCTCACGAACCCGGAGGTCGACCCCGGCAAGGCGCGCGAGATGTTCCTGCTCATGCGGGAGATGCAGCGCGACGCGCAGAAGGCGGAGTTCAACCGCGCGAAGATGGCCGCTATCCGCGCGATGCCGGCGATCTACAAGCGGGGCACGAACACGCACCTCAACGTGCGGTACGCGAAGTTCGAGGACCTCCACCGGGCCGCGATGCCGGTCCTGTTCGCGCACGATCTGACGCTCGACTTCCGGATCGGGCGCGACGGGCAGGACGTGACGGTCCAGCCGATCCTAAGCCACAGGAACGGCTACACGGAGGAGGGGGGCGTGATGGCCGCCCCGGCGTCGACCGGCGGGAACAAGGCGATCACGCCCGTCATGGCGGTCGCGATCACGGCGAGCTACCTCAAGCGCCACTCAATGAAGGCGATGCTGAACATCATTGAGGACGGCGAGGACACGGACGGGGTCCTGCGTCCGGAGACGCTGCTCAACGACCGACAGCAGGAGCTTCTCGTCCAGGCCCAGGAGGCCGCCGACGAGGGCCGCTACGAGGCGTGGTTTCGCCTCCTGTCGAGCAAGGACAAGGCCGTCGTGATCGGCAGCGGCACCCACGCCAGACTCGGCGGCGCGCCGGCCCTGCCGGGTGCGTCGACGGGCGGGGCCGGTCAGGCGGAGCGCAGGACGCCGGAGCAGATGGTCGAGGCTTACGAGGGGCGGGTCCGGGCCTGCGAGGACCTCGACGCGCTCCGGACGCTCCAGACGGAGGAGCGCACCGCCTCGTGGACGGCGGGCCTCAAGGCGCGGCATCCCGAACTGCACCAGCGGGTCGTCGACGCGAACGAGCGGCGGTTCGGTGAGCTAGGCGGAGGGCAGGGCTGATGGTCGACGAGGTGGTGGTCAGCACGAGGGACCGGGCCGGGACCTTCGACGCGATCGAGACGGCGAAGCCCGGCGAGCCCATCTTCACCCTGCAGGGCGGCGACCCGCACGCGCCGCCGACGATCCTCCACTGGGCGCGCCTCGCGCGCGAGGCGGCGATCGGCATAGACAAGCGTGAGGACGCGGAGCGCCTCCTCCGGAAGGCGTCGGTCGCGGAGACCGTCGCGTGGGCGATGCAGGACTACCAGCGGGGCGAGGTCGACGCCCCGCCGGCCGGCGCGGAGGAGCCGGAGGAGACGCCGACCGGGGAGGCGGCGGACTTCGCCCGCCTGTGCGACCGGCTCTACAACGCCGTCGCGGAGGTCGGCGCGGTCGCGGAGGCGCTGGAGGCGACGCACACGCACCTCGTCGCGGCCGCGATGGTCAGGCGGGCGATGTCGGACCTTGGCGACGCGGCGGCGGACTTCGAGCCGCGTCGTCATCTCCAGCGGGAGGGCGGGCGCGATGGCTGACGGCACGAAGATTGAGTGGACGGACGCGACCTGGAACATCCTCAACGGCTGCTCCGTCCTCTCGCCCGGCTGCGCGAACTGCTACGCGATGCGCCTCGCCGGAACGCGGCTCCGCCACCACCCTAGCCGGCGGGGGCTGACGGTCGACTCCCGGGCGGGTCCGGTCTGGACGGGCGAGGTCCGGCTCCATGAGCCCTGGCTTGCCCAGCCGCTCGGGTGGTCGCGGCCGCGGAGCATCTTCGTCGCGGCACACGGCGACCTGTTCCACGACGCCGTCACGGACGAGATGCTCGACAAGGTCTTCGCTGTGATCGTCCTCTGCGCTACCCGTCAGATAGGACACCGCTTCCAGATCCTCACGAAGCGGTCCGCGCGCATGAGGCGCTACCTGACGCGGTTCGAGGGCAGGCCGGACGAGTTCGGCCGCGCCCTCGCCTACGTCGTTCGGCTCGCCGGGCTCGACCGCGAGGAGGGACTGCGCGCGATCGCCGCCATGACGTGGCCGCTGCCGAACGTGTGGGTGGGGGTTTCGGCGGAGGACCAGCGCCGCGCGGACGAGCGCATCCCGGACCTGATGGCGACGCCGGCTGCGATCCGCTGGTTGAGCGCGGAGCCGCTGCTGGGTTCGATCATCTTGTCCGGCGGCTATGATCCGCAGACCAAAACCCTCACCGATTACCTGACGGGCGACGTACAGGATGGGGTGCACGAACGCGGCGACGGCTACGTGACGATCAACTCCCGGTTTTGGACGGGGCCGAAGCTCGACTGGGTTGTCGTCGGCGGCGAGAGCGGACCCGGCGCGCGGCACATGCACCCGGACTGGGTGGTCAGCCTTCATGATCAGTGCAAGGCGGCCGGGACGCCCTTTCTGTTCAAGCAGTGGGGACACTTCCTCCCGCACAAGGTCGGCACGGCGGAGGCGGACTCAATCCGCTACCCGCCCGGCCACGTCATCTACAACGCGGTCGGGAAGAAGGCCGCCGGGCGAAAGCTGTTCGGCAGGACGCATGACGGTATTCCAACGTAGTGGCCGCCTACTACAACGAGGTCGACCCCTTCGCGGCGGCGTGGCTCCGGGAGCTGATCGTCGACGGGCACATAGCCCCCGGGGAGGTGGACGAGCGGAGCATTGAGGACGTTGCACCCGATGACCTACGACCTTTTCGACAGTGCCACTTCTTCGCCGGGATCGGGGTCTGGAGCCTCGCCGCCCGCCTCGCCGGCATCCCAGACGACGCGCCCCTATGGACGGGATCATGCCCTTGCGGGCCTTTCAGCGGCGCGGGCAAGAGAGGCGGGTTTGCTGACGAGCGGCACCTATGGCCGGCGTTCCACTATCTCATTGAGCAGTGCGCGCCTGCGGTCGTCGCTGGCGAGCAGGTTGCGGGCGATCTCGGAGACGCTTGGCTCGACCTTGTACAGGCTGACATGGACGCAACGGGCTATGCCTTCGGGGCTGTCGAAACCTGCGCTGCGGGTTTCGGCGCGCCGCAGGAGCGATCCCGCAACTACTGGGTGGCCGTCTCCAATCTCGCGGGACCACAAGGGCTCCCCGACGGATGGACCGCACGACCGCGGGGCGAAGGGGGCACCACTCAACGAGGTGGCGCGCCTGACCGGCTGGTGCACGCCCACGGTTGCAGAGAGGGTGAGGTCTCCGGAGGCGATAGCGAAGCTGGCGGACACAAGATTACGAACGGCCGGCCAGAAGACGGTCCCGTTGTACCTAATGGAACAAGCGCAGTTGACGGGTTGGACGACCCCCAGCGCGACGGATGGGGTCCGGGGCGGCGGCACGGGGATCACGGAGGGCATGACGGGAACCAGCCTCACGCAGCTGGCGCAGTTCTCCGGGTGGCCGACGCCCATGGCGGACTGCAACCGAGGGGCGAGCCCCGCGGAGGCGCTGCGGGACCGCCGACCGAACGGCGACAAGGTGCAGAAGCGCCTGCAGGACGTGGCGGCGATCGTCGGCCCGGCCCGACTAACGGCTGGTGGCGAGTTGCGGACTGGCTCCTCTGCCGAGACGAGAGGTGGCGGCCAGTTGAGCCCGGCACATTCCCTCTGGCTGATGCTGGGACCTTTCGCAACCGCGTGGGTCTCCTGCGGGGAGCGGGTAACGCCGTCACGATCGGGCAGGCGCAGGCCTTCCTTGAAGCGGTCGTCGGGAGCCTGACGTGATGCCGAGGCGTGTACAGCTCAAGCGGATCCGGGGCTACCGGATCGGGGACGCCGTCAAGGTCGACCGGACGACGAAGTGGGGCAACCCCTTCCGGCCGGGTCACCCCGGCGGCGCGTACACGGGCGGCCGGAACGTCGCAGACAAGCGGCACGCCGCCGCGCTCTACGCGGGCAGCGCGGAGGACCAGGAGCATCTCGTCGCCGCCGCGCGGGCGGAGCTTCGCGGGCGCGACCTCGCGTGCTGGTGCCGCCTGTGCGACCTCCACCGCGACGGCCTGCCGTTCGGGGAGCGGTGCCCGTACTGCGACCCCTGCCACGCCGACACGCTCGGCCGGATCGCGAACCAGTGACCTGGATCGTCGATAGCGACGGTCGGCGCTGGGTCGACGTGCCGCCGCGCAAGCGGCGCGCGCCAAGCCGCGCGCTTCGCTTCGCCAACCTCCAGGTCGGTGCGATTTTGATCCACCGGGCCAAGACCACCTCTATGGCCGGCGGTCCGCGCGACGAAAGCGCCGCGAACGACGACCGGCCGTGGATGACGCACCACCACGTTGGCTTCGCGCGCGTGGACGATCGCTGGCACGATCCGTGCCTGGGTCAGACCGACCCGATCGCGGGCGAGTTGGCTGGCGTGCGCCACATGACGGCCTGGGGTTGGGCCCCGTACAAACAGCCGCACACGTTGCGCGGGCTGGCGAGTCAGGGCTTCCACCACGCTACGCCGGAGCAGGCCGCTCGCGTGCTAGCGGTAGTAGACGAGCGCGCCGCGATCCTGCGGGCGTGGCGCGCCGGAGAGCTGACCGACGCCGAGGCGCGGCTGCGCGTGCCTACCTGGGCCTCGGTGGTGCGCGAGCTGGGGCTGGAGCCGCCCGCCCCGCACCGGGCGGAGCGCCAGCGGTGATTGAGGTGGTACGCGCCGGCAACGCCTGGACGTGGCGGATGGTGTGCGCGGTCGGCCGCGTCCTCGTCTACACGGCGGAGAGCTGGCCGACCGACACGGAGGCGTTCGCGGCGGCCAAGTCTTACCGCGTCGCCTTCTGGGCGAGGGCCGACGCGGTAGACCACCGGATGGGCGCGTGCGTCTGACTTAATTGGAGGGCAGCAGTCCGCGCTGGACTACCTGCTGGTAGGCGTCGAACGCCGCGCCCGCGATCGGATCGGGCAGGTTGGCGAGCGTACCGCGCAGATCCTCGGTGACGACCAGCGGGCCGCCCTGGATGTCGGTCGGGTCGCGCACGGCCGGGAAGGTGACGGTCGCGATCCCGCGGTCCTCGTCGACGACCAGGACGGCCGCGACGCCGTTGAAGGTGAAAACGCGCATGTCCTGCATCACTGCATCCTCTGTAGGGTGGTTCCGTCCCAGACGAACATGCTGGTCGTGTTGCCCAGGATCGGCAGCGAAGCGCCGCCGCCGACCGAAACGCCTAGCGCGCCCGTTATGGCCCCGGGCACCCGCACGTAGAGGATGTAGCCGGGGTAGAGGTTGGTCGTGCTGATCGCGAGGCTCATGGTCCCCGTGATCGTGCCCTGCACCAGGATCAGCGGCGCGGAGGTCAGCGGCGTGATCGCGATCGTCCCGGCGGTCGCCGCCACGATTGACGGCGAGCCGAGGCGGATGTGCTTCCAGTAGGTGCCGTCGCACAGGACCGTGTCCGCCCCTCCGCCCAGGTCGGTCGCGAACGCATACTTGCCCTGCGAACCCGCGTTGCAGGTCGGTAGCGTCGCGATCGTGTAGGTGCCGAGGACCGCGGAGGCCGTGGGCGGGTAGACGACCTGCGCGGCGGCCGGCGGGGCGCAGAGCAGCAGGCCCGCTAGGGCTAGGAGCAGGCGGCGCATCAGAACTCCTCCAGGTAGCTGATCGTGGTGGCGGCCGCGCACACGCCGTAGACGGCCGCCGCGGTGTCGAGCGTCGCGGTCGCGCCGTCGACGCCCTTGACGCGGAACCCGGTCGTCGTCGTGACGCCGCTCACGCCGAGGTAGCAGTCGTTCGCAGCCCCGAGGGTCAGGAGCAACTTCTGCCGACCCGCACGGGCGGCCGCGATCAGGGTCGCGGAGGTCCCGACCGCGACCTGCGCGGTGTTGAGCGTCGAGTGGCCGCCGACCCACGCGCCCGTCGCGTCGCCGCGCTGGGCCTGCCAGGCCGACCCGTCGTAGTTGTTGTTGAAGCCGACCGTCATCAGGCCCGCGTAGCCGACGGCGATGCTGCCAGCACCGTTCCCGAGGACGCTGACCTGGTTGCCGTTCGCCTGCGCCAGCGTGACGTATAGCTGCGCGCCCTGCCCGAGCTTCGCGACCCCAAACTGACCGTCGGTGAGGCTGGCGTTAGCCGAGGTGTACCGCCCTAGGATGCCGGCCCCGAGTAGTCCCGCCCCCGTCGTCGCGTTCGCGGAGCCGGCGTCCCGCGCGCGCTGCGCGTTTGTGCCGTCGAAGATCATGGCCTCCGTCCCGGTCGTCGGGGCGGCGGAGCCGGATGTCGCGACGCCCGGCTGGTTGACCGCCGTCGCCGCGCCCGCGGGGAGCGGTAGGGAGGCGGCCTGGACGGTCTGCGCGGTGGCGGCCGGCGACCCGGTGGCCGCGACGGTGCCCGTCAGGACCGCGAGCCGCGCGTCCGTCGCCATCGCGAGCGCGTAGGAGCCGGATGCCGGGGCCGCGATGGCCTGCCCGGTCGAGCGGTTCACCCAGTAGACGAGCTGTACCGCGCCTGTGTCGGTGCGCGTCACGACGGTGCGCTCCAGCAGGTCGCCGGCCGAGTACCCGGTGCCGGACGCGGTCGCGACGTAGAGGTAGCCGCTCGACGCCAGCCAGGTGTCGGCCGACACCGCGACGCGTTGCGTGCCGGTCCCGGACGCGCCAGCGCCGGTCTGGATCGCGACCCCGCCCACGCGGCGGAGGTCGAACTGCCACGGGTCCGTGCCGGACGCGCCCTGCGCCGCCGTGGTCGCGCTGGAAGAGCCGGTCGACGCGCTGGTCGTCGGCAGCGGGGTCGTCGGGCTGACGGCGACGCGGTTGCCGTTCGCGTCCGTGTAGTAGGTCATGTTCTGCGCCGCGACGACCGCGGGCGATAGAGCGACGGCGAGGGCCGTCAGGAGGTTGACTGCTCGACGCATGGGCGCTGCTCCGTTCCGTTGGCCTTGGGGCGCGTCCGCCGGATAGCACGCCCCGTCACCGCGCGCACCGTCCCTGGCGCGTCGCCCCTCGTCCTCCGGTTTCCGAATAACGCGGAAACGCTGGATGCCGTGGCGGCAGCATGGCAATCCGATCGAACGGGGCGAATCGGAAGCCGACGCCCTCCACCGGAGACGACACGATGGCAACCGCCGCGCCCGCCGCACGACGCCCGAAACCCACGATCCGCGAGCGCGCCGCGCAGGCGACGTGCCCGAACTGCGGCGGTGCGGTCGTACGCCGAAGCGCGAGGGGACCGTTCCCGAAGTTCTGCGACGCCCGCGGCGAGGGGGTGTGCAAGAAGGAGCACGCGAACCGGCACGTCGTCGAGGGCCGCGCGATGGCGGCGCTCGTCAAGGCGTGGCGGATCGACCGCGGGCAGGGTGAGATCGCGCAACGGGCTTTTCAGCAGGTGTGCCAGATGGCCGACCAGTTCAACGCCGCCGACGCGGCGTACCGCGGGCCCAACGGCGAGACGCGGCCGCGGGCCGACCTGTACGCCGCGAAGCTCATGGCCGACGGCTCGATGTTCTTCGACCGGCAGAACCGCTGACTGCCGCGACGGCAATAATCCGCTGGCGGTCGTGCTGCCGTCACGGCAACAATAGCGCGTCGACTCGGGAAACACCGGGCGGCGCATCCACCCGGAGACGACGATGGACCGAACGATCCTAATCACCCGCCTCGGCATACTGCTTGAGGCCGCGCGTCTCAACGCCGACCACCGCCGCGCGCAGCGCTGCCGCCGCGCCCTACGCTTCGTCGGTGCCGCGTGAGCGGCGCGGAGTTCCGGCGCGGCGAGCGCGTCCTCTACCGCCGCTCAGTCCTCTGCGGCCGCACGCCGGAGTTCGGGATCGTACAGAAGCGGCACAAGGATTTCATGGACGGGCGCTGGTACGTCGTCGTCGACGAGGATCGGCCGGGCTCACGGGGCTGCTCCGAACACGCGGAGATGATAGCGGACGCGAGCGACGGCTGGGTCGGGCGCGAGATTGAGCGCCTCAACCGGGACGCCGACGAGGCCGCGCGGGGTGGCAACGGCAACCCCGTGCTGCGGCACAAGGCCGACGCCTTGCGCGAGGTTGCCCGGAGACTCGCGTCGTGAGCGGCTACCTCCGCGTAGTCCCGCGCGACCTGTTCAACGAGGCGGACCTGCTCAAGTGCCTCGGCCGCCTCGTCCTCGACCTCGACGATCGACGCGACCTCGCGGCGACGATCGCGCACGACGGCGGGGCATTCGTCGTGGAGCAGGACGAGCGGTCGGGCGCGATCAGCGTCGCGAACGTCGTCCTAGTCGCGCACGGCTTCCCGGTGCGCCTGTTCCGTCCGCTGAACAGCCGGGCTTCCTGGCCGCTCTGGGCGGAGGCGGACGACGAGGACCTGCGCGTCTTCACGGAGGCCGGCGTCCTGTCGGATGAGTTCCTCCGCTTCCTGCGGCCGCGCCTGCCCCTCGACGCCCTGCGGCGCGGGCAGGACCTCTCCGGCGCGCGTCGCCTACCGGACGGGAGCGTCGGGGGATGACGCGGAGCGAGAGGCTCGCCCTGCGCGCGCTTCGCGACTGCGGGGCGATCGCGTTCCCGGCCTCAGGCTGGCCGACCGACGCGATGAAGTCGCTCTACCGGATGCGCGCCGCGACGTGGTCGACGGAGGAGCTTCGCGGCGTGCGCTGGCACCTGATGCGGCTAACCGACCACGGCCGCGCGCTCGCCCGGGCGCTCCGGGCCTATGAGGAGGACCTGACGTGCGACTAGCCGCGATGCTGTTCTTCGGCGCGATCGGGTTCGCCGCCCTCGCCGTCGCCGCGTGGTCGATCTGGGCAGACCGGTGGGCCTTCCGGGCCGCGATCCGCGGGGACGGGCGTTGAGCGCGCCCGCGCGCTACCCGGAAACGGCGTCGCTCGCGCGCGAGGCGTACGCGGCGTCGGGGTGCCGCACCCACGCGGAGTTCGTCGCGTTGTTCGACGGCGCGGTCGGCATCCGGGCGTTCCGCGCCTGGATCGCGGGCGAGCGTCCCGCCGCCCCTCTGGCCGCGCTCGTCCTGCGCGAGGTGCGCGCCGGATGGCGGCCGAGCGGCGCGTGAGGCTGGTCTCGCGGCCGCTCCTGCGGTGGCTAGGCGGCAAGTACCGCCTCGCTCCGTGGATCATCTCGAACTTCCCGCCCCACCGCCTCTACGGCGAGCTATACGGCGGCGCGGCCTCCGTCATGCTCCAAAAGCCCCGGGCCTACAACGAGACGTACAACGACCTCGACGGCGACCTCGTGAACCTGTTCCGGGTCCTCCGGTCCGACGCCGCGGCGGAGCTGCTGCGCCTTCTGTCGCTCACGCCCTACGCGCGGGAGGAGTACCTCGCCGCCTGTGAGCCAACGGACGACCCGGTCGAGCGCGCGCGGCGGATGGTCGTCCGCTCGCACATGGCGCACGGTACCGGGGGCGCGCGCATCGACCGACCGACCGGGTTCCGAAGCGACGGCATCACGGGCAGCACGAACGTCGCGGGCGAGTGGGCGGACCTGCCCGCCGCCCTCTGGGCCGTCGTCGAGCGCCTGCGCGGCGTCGCGATCGAGAGCATGCCGGCGCTGGAGCTGCTGGACCGCTTCGACGCGGAGAACGCTCTCGTCTACCTCGACCCGCCCTACCTGCCCGCGACCCGGTCGATCAAGTCGAGGAAGCCGGGCGAGCGATACCACACCTACGCGCACGAGATGACGGTCGAGCAGCACGTCGAGCTTATGTCCGCCTGCAGGGCGTCGCGCGCGATGATCGTGATCTCCGGCTACCCCCACCCGCTCTACGACGACCACCTACCGGGCTGGCGGAGTCTCGAGGTCGCGGCCCGCGCGCACCGCAACTCGCCCCGGGTCGAGAAGATCTGGCTCAACCCCGCGGCCTGGGCGGCCCGGCCCGCGCGCCTACTGTGACGGACCTTCTCCCGCTGGCCGCCTGGGTGCCGATCCTGGACGGCGACGATGCGGCGCGCCGCCTGTTCGAGCGCCACTACTCCGCGCGGCGAAGCCTGCCCCGCAGGTACGCGCGCGGGACGCGTCTGTTCGTCGGGCCGGGCGAGAAGCTGGTCCTCGCGACGCCCTGCCGCCGGGCGCTGTTCGCCTGGAGGCGTGAGCGGTTCCGAAGCGACGGGCAGGCGGGGGTGGAGTGCGCGGTCTTTCGCAACGAGGGCGCGGGGCTGTCGTCGACGCTGATCCGGGCGGCTGACCTGATCGCGGACGCCCGCTGGCCCGGCGTCCGGCACTTCACCTTCGTGGACCCCGGCGAGGTCGCGTCCGGCCTGCCGGGCTACTGCTTCCTCCGCGCGGGCTGGAGGTTCTGCGGCGCGTCCGCCGGCGGGCTGACGATCATGGAGAGGACGACGCCTTGATCCCCGACAACTTCCTGGACGAGCTGCGGGCGCGCACGTCGCTCTCCCGCCTCGTCGGCGCGACGGTCCGGCTGACGAAGGCCGGCGGGGAGCAGAAGGGGTGCTGCCCCTTCCACCAGGAGAAGACGCCGTCCTTCTACGTCAACGACGACAAGGCGTTCTACCACTGCTTCGGATGCTCCGCGCACGGCGACGCGCTGACGTGGCTCGTTGAGCACGACGGCCTGGAGTTCCTGGAGGCCGTCCAGCGCCTCGCGGACGACGCGGGCCTGGAGGTGCCGCGCCGGCAGGAGCGGGTCGACGAGAGGACCGACGGGCTCCGCGGCGTCGTCGAGCGGGCGGGCGACTGGTTCCGCGCCCAGCTGGACGGGATCGACGGCGCGGAGGCGCGCGCCTACCTCCAGCGCCGCGGCGTCGACGCCGACCTCGCGCGCCGGTTCGGCCTCGGCCTCGCGCCGGAGGGTGGCCGACTTCGGCGGGCCCTCGCGGCGGAGGGGGAGGCGGTCCTGCTGGAGGCCGGGCTGCTCGGCCGGCGGGAGGAGGGCGGGGAGGTCTACGAGCGGTTCCGCGGACGGATCGTGTTCCCGGTCGACGACGCGCGCGGCCGCCCCGCGGGGTTCAGCGGCCGCATCCTCGGGCGGGGCGAGCCGAAGTACCTCAACACGCCGGAGACGCCGCTGTTCGACAAGGGGCGGCTGCTGTTCAACCTTCACCGCGCCGCGCCGGCCGCGCGCCGCGCCGGTCGCCTGATCGCGGTGGAGGGCCAGATGGACGTGGTTGGGCTCGCGCGGGTCGGGATCGACGAGGTCGTGGCCCCGCTCGGGACCGCGGTCACGGAGGCGCAGGTCGGCCTCATGTGGCGGGTCGCGCGGGAGCCGATCGTCCTGCTGGACGGCGACGCGGCGGGGCGGCGCGCGTCCGGGCGGATCGCGCGCCTCGCGCTCCCGGGCGTAGAACCAGAGCGGTCGCTCCGCTTCGCGATGCTGCCGGAGGGCCAGGACCCGGACGACCTCGCGCGCCACGGCGGCGCGGAGGCGGTGGAGCGGGTGCTGGCGGCCGCCGTCCCGCTGGTCGACCTCCTGTGGGCGCGCGAGCGCGACGCTGCGGTCACGACGACGCCGGAGGGACGCGCCAAGCTCCGGGAGGCGCTGGTCGCGCTCGCGCGCACGATCGCGCACCGCGACCTCGCCCGCGAGTACGAGAATGACTTCCGCGGCCGGGTCGACCGGCTGTTCGAGCGGCCCCGCTACGCGCGCCGCGCCGCGCCGCCGACCGCCCAGGCCGCGCCCGTCGGGTCGACGGAGCACCGCGTCGTCTCCGCCGTGATCCGGGGGCTGGCCCGCCGACCCGCGCTCGCGGCGCGGGAGTACGAGCGGCTCGCGATCCTGCGGCTGTCGAGCGACGCGCAGCGCGAGGCCGTCGACCTGATCGTCGGGGCCGCGATCGACGGACGCGCGCCCGACGCCGCGGCGGTGGAGGCGCTGTTCCCGGAGGAGCAGGGCTGGCGGGGGCTCGCGCTCTCGTTCGTGCGGCCCGGCGCGTACGAGCCCGCCGCGGAGGCGGACCTCTGCCAGACGCTAGACCTTCTGGTCGCGCAGCAGTCCGGCGAGGAGATGGAGGAGCTTCTCCGCATGAGCCGGGGCTACGAGCGCCCGGAGCCCCCGGTGGTCGATCCGCGCGAGCGCCCGGGCACGAGGTTGAGCCGCCTCCTGTAGGCGGGCTGACAACGGGCCGCGCTTCTTCTACATGGGACGCAAGGCCGGGGTCAGGGATATGTCGTCGCTGGTGGAGCCCCGGTCGAACCTAGGCCCCGGCGCGCCGCGTCGGGGCCCCTTTCCCGCCCGTCCGCCGTGCCGTATCCCGTATTATTCGCAATGCCGTAGGATGTCCCGCCGTGGCCTAACGCTGCCCCCGGCTGTCCGACAGCGGACGGGACGCCGACAAGCCCTAGCGCGGCTTCGCGGGCCTATCCGACGCCCGTCGCCTGTCCGCGGCGTCCTGTGCGGCCTGGAGGAGGCCCTGCGCGGTCTCGTACGCGCCGACCGCGGTCGCGGCGCGGGCCTGGCAGCGCGCGTACTCGATCGCGAGCGCGGCGTCCTTCGTCGCGAGGTCGCCCAGCTGGCCCGTGACGGGAGCGGCCGCCGGGCAGGGGGTCCGCGTCTCCGCCGACAGGTCCGGGAGCGTCGGGAACGCGACGCTCTGGACGACGTGCGCGCAGCCCGTCAGGCCCAGCAGCCACGCGGAGAGGAGCGCGGCCCTCACGGCCGGGCGTCCGTCGAGAGCGCGCGGGCGGCGTTCACCTGGTCGAGGACCGGCGTCGTGAGCGCGCACGCGGGGTCGCGGTAGCGTGGCGCGGACGCGATGGCCTGGGGCAGGCGGACGCTGATGTCGGCCGCGCGGTTGCCGATGGACCCGATCCGGGCGTCCAGCGCGTCGAACTTCGGCTGGAGCGCGGTCGCGACGGCGGCCTGGAGGTCGACCTTCGCCTTGTCGCTCGCGGCCGTCGACGCGTCCCAGCGGGCCTGGACCTCGTCGCGTCCCGCCTGCTTGAGGGCGTGCACGGTCCGGTCGACGACCCAGTACGCGGCCGCGAGCGCGAGCCCGATCGCCAGCAGGGGGCCGAGGCGCTTGACGATCGGGAGGGCGAGGAGGCCGAGCATCCTACCGGCCCGAGACCTCGTCGGCGCGGTCCTGC